AGAGGGTGGTGGCTACCTCCCGGGGCTACCTACCAATGGTCTAGGTCTAGGCGGATGATCCAAAAATCTGGGGGGGGGCGAGTGTACAAGACGCCATGCCTTAAAGACTCTAAATATACTAATAAAGACCTAAAATTTTCCAATGATTTTAAAACGAGTGTCCAGTAATCTCGATTAGGGACTCCGAAATCTAAATGCCGTCTATAGAAGCTAAAAATTTCCAATGATTTAAACTCAAATAAACTTTCGTGTGGTCACTTTTTTTTTTGAACAGAAGCCAGTAATAACTCAAAGATATAAACTATTTATGTTCATTTTCGTTTATTTACAACAAATTTACAACAAATAGTGATTTTTCGCCAGAAACCAACTTGAATACTTGACAAAAAAAAATATTGTGCAAGAATATTGTCCAGTAAACTTTAGTATGTTTTTAGTACTATGTTCTTTTTAATTGAGTAGTACTTTAGCCTAGAAGCATGTGGGAACCAACTTAATTTTTTCCAAGAAGTGTACTGGCTATATTGCCTATACCACTTTTTTTACATGTCCATCTTTTTCTTCGGTTGAAATAAATGTTTGTGCATGGGAACCAAGCCAGTTTAAATTTATCACGAATGGAAAATATCTTTCTTAACATATAACTTTGTCGAGATGTCCAGTTCCGTCTAAATACTAGCCACAGAACAGAGACCAGAGCTGTTTTGTGGCGAACGAGAACATGAATGTTGTAGATTGTACCCCAGGCGAAGACATGACCCATATTAAAGAACAGACATGCAAACACAAGACAGTGTTTAAATGTGTAGCCTTCCCAGATGTTTATAGCTAGTAAAGCCCCATGCAAATTTCCACACCAGATGCAGAACATCAAAACCACTGTACAGTCCCATTGAGCAGTGGCAGTCACACCCGCTTGAAAAGTGTGTGAACTCACTGCGGGGGGTGGATTGGATGGAGCGACATAGTTGTGGGTGTACTCGGCCCTACACTAGACGATTTCGGCATTTTAATTTGGAGACACTATGTGGAATGTCAATATATATGACATTCCACATATGTCGAAAATATGTTATATCCGTGGTATATTCCACCTATCTTTGTACATGAGTGTTGAGTGTTGGTGCAGAAATGCCAAACATGGAGATAGATAGATAGTTTTGTCTTAGTACCCGCATAGACATGGTAACGAAAGACCTTATTAAAAAAACAGTATTCTTTACCTTCTAAAGTTTTAGGAATCCTAAAGTTTTAGGTCTAAACTTTTAGGTCTAAACTTTTAGGTCTAAACTTTTAGGTCTATTAGGGTTCTGTTACTAACAATCATCACCAAGGAGACGCATTACATAATGCTCGTCTTTTTCACATATATCTTTACCATCGAATGTAGCGATGTAATGTAATGCTTCATGTAGCATCGTCCCCATCAAGTATGTGTCGTTACATTTGGCCGAAGGAATCCACATTCTATAGTCATCCGACTCTCCATGTAGATCATCAGAATCGTATGTTACCTTTGCGTTTCTGACCTTTTCAATGGCCTGGTCGAAATGCATCTCTATCTTGGTTTTTTTCGAGTGTCGTTTTGACAGTTGTTTGAACGCTGCAAGTATTTGCGGTTGTTTTGTCTGTAGAATATTGATGACGGTCTCTTTCTGTTTGTTGATACGTCTTTGAGAAATGAACGAGCCAGATGTAGGTGGATAGTTTGGAAACACTGACATCCATATGTTCTTGATCAATCTCTTTAAATACTTTTAATAGAAACTAGGATGACAAAGGCACATATTACAACCACAGCCGAGTGCACATCGCTCACACATTTCAAATAAACACATGTTACAAGCTACTACGTGTAATCCACAGGCGTATTTTCGACACGATGGACATTGAAACATTTTTTTAATCATATGTTTTGAGTGACATGTTGTACAGGTGGTGATGGCAGGTGATTCATCTATGATCACCTGCCATCGTTTAGGCTTAAAGGATGCGTCAGAGTATTGCGTAGCAAATTTACCGGCGAATCTCCAGTTTTGTAGGTCTGAAAGCTCTAGGTAATCGAAAACTAGGGATAATAGTGGTCTGAAGTCAGATAGCCAAGTGTTCATATATTTTTATAAAATGAACCTTTATATATTATAGAAAATATTCTAAATGTTTCCTATATTTTTAGAAATGAGATTGGCTCGCAATTACTTTATCAATATTATTTTGGTTCAACCATAATAAATCGAAGTCGTAAGTATAGCGGTCAGGTCGTTTGGTAATCGCAGATTCAATTCCGCTAAATATGTCATCAATATCCTCTTCATCCATTGAAGAGGACATATTGTCCATATGAGCAAAGTCGCCTACCATTTGAATATTTTTGGAGGTGGTTCCCTCATATTCTTGACATAACATAACGAACGGCACAACAAAATACCAGCTACCGTTGTTTCTACTTTCATCACTGAAAGTTTCTTTGGTAAATTTGGTTAGTTGCCCGTCCTCGAACTGTACATGGACACCTCGTGCGTTCGGTTCAACGTGGTCGACAATACCGTAGTATTTCTCTCCTGGGGATTCGTAATTGACACATACGCATGCTCCGGGTGATAATCGTTGGTGCCCTATCATGGGGTGCGCAATGACTGACAATAATGAATAATCAAACGGAGAGATTTCTTTATCAATGAAGAGTTCCGCGTTTGTCTTGACCGTCACTGTAATAGATGTCGGCGTGATGTTTTGAAGAATACACCCTTTTAACTGACCCCCCATGATAATATTACACACATTGCCTGGATATAAAAGAGTCCGCTGCATACGACCGTCAAATAATAAAGCGTGTTGATTTGTATCTCTATTGGAGAGTATGACGGTTGGGTGCATATGGGAAAGGACATCGGGCATTCGGAAGCTTGCAGGACCCAACATAGTTACAGTAATTACTGTAAAAGATATTTTCAAATTCGGCGCATAGTTTTAGTTTGTTGCGCAGATTTTTTGTATGACACGTCACATAGTACACTTAAGTACTTAAGTGGTTCGATTCCTATTCCTATATGCTGACACATAGATTTTTTGTATGACACGTCACATAGTACACTTAAGTACTTAAGTGGTTCGATTCCTATATTCCTATATTGCTGGCACATTTATCGTTTTTTAGCCGGCAAATATAATAACTCAGGATGAGACCATGACTAGAAACGAACTGGACAAAGAACTGAACGAATGTTGTGCAACATACCATCACCCATTCGACAAGGACGCTGAGCCAGGAAAAAGACGAGGGGGTTCTACATGTGTTCCCGAGTCCTCACTATAGCATTATCTATTCCATCTACTTTGATGTTTAAGAGCATCATCATGATATTCGTGGGTCTTTGTGTCCATTGATATGTTATTTCTGGAGCCACTTCACATAATATTTCGAACGTTATTGAAGTATATGCAATCATGAGTTTTTCTGGTGGCAATTGTATTAAGAAATCCCATAGTTTGAACAATTCTTTGTATTGAACTGTTTGCGAAAACCAAAGCATGAACCATTTTACTGTAATTAGAGAGGACCATGCATCTTGTTGCTGCTGTAAGATATTATTTAATGTTGGTCTTTTGACGGACAATTTCTTATGAAATTCGCTCATCCAGTGTCTCCTTAGCCAATGAAACCACGTTACATTAAAGTCTGGCATGAGTGGTCTTATTCTACCTACGATTGCAGCAAAACACCACCATGTATCTTCTTCTGCGTGTGGATTTCCTTTGAATGTCATCCATGTTATGGTCATTAGATAATTAAACCCTTGTAAGTAAGCATCTCCTTTTTGGTGTGAAGCGTATGATATAAGTAGGGACTGTATTTGTAGTATTTCTGGTTGTATTTCTGGTATATTTGGAAAAGTTCTTGGCATATCTGCGTGTATGGTGGCTCTTGTTGTGTCGGTGATGGTATCTGAATTTTTAATGAATCGTTGATATATTTCTCTTTTCTGATGTATATTTTTTCCTATGAGATAATGTCTCCAAAGGTCTCTTCGTTTTTGCATTTATTTGATGGTTCATCATGCACTTATAGTCATATAAATAAAAAATAAAAATTAAGTATAAAGTAAAAGGTTTAATACAACTAGTTATGCAAGCTGAAAGAGTATCTATTTGTTCTCAGCGTTTAATGTCTAAAGGAGTTACCTCGTCGTGGTTTATACCTTTGCAGACGGATCAAACCGTAGATGACCTTTTAGCGGCATTTGCCCAGTTTTTATTGAATGGTTCCCAAGTAGGACAATATCCTATAATCCAAACTTGTTTTACAACGCTTTTAAATAGTGAAGAAGAATGTATGTTTGTTTTTATGCGTAGATATTCTACAGATGCGGTTGGTATATTAAGATCGAATAAGCCCCTTTTTAGTGAAAGAGAAAATACTTTAATGCGTTTAACGGGGCATGCTAATGGTTGGAATGTTCCATTGTGGACTTGGAAAGAATCTCATCATGGTCTGAGTGAATCTATGGAACGTCAGATAACCAACGATATTAAGGGTCATTGTTTTGGCGTTTGGTGTTACCGATGACCCATGGGATGTGCATTTGGTCTTTTTTGCCATAATTCCAGCGCATGATAATGTTCTTCCAATGAAAGAGCCAATTCTTCCCAACGTACCAATGCTAATTCACTTGGAGTAAGTTCTAATTCTTCAGCTTTTGAAGCTTCTTCCGGCATTTGTCCTGACATTTTTATTTATATACAGTCTGTCTATGTCAGAACCTCAAAAATCCATTTTTTGATAGTGTTCTGCGTTCTAAAAGTCCATTGGTTTTTCTGAAAATAATAGTATATCGCCTGTTTTTAAATAACTTGGGATTTACATTTTACGTTTTTTTGCAGGTGGTTCATCTTGTTCCAAAACGACCACCAGTGGATGACCCTCGTACATTGCCTTCAACTCCTCCACCGAAATATCGTCAAAATCATCGACAGTTGGCCACCGCTTGGGGTCGAGCTCCACAAGACGACGTTTCCACAGGTGTTTTCCGAGCCACACGGCTTCGCACTCGTCATCTGTACACTTCAATGCTTGTTCATATGCATTTTTTGGTACAGACGCTTCTCTTTTTTGTTTGAACTCGTCGCTCCAACGACTATTGATATACGTTTTCAATCGGCAAATATTGGGGTCGGCGCCCATTTCCAATAATGTATCTATCCATTGTTTGTAATCAGTTGGACGATGGACGACATCTTCTGCGTGGAAAAGAGTGCTCCATATTGTGAAACCTTTACTGCAAAACGTATTGACCAGTTCTTTCGTGCACTCTTGTAGAATGTGATGCGCCACCGACTTTGAAAAATCAAACGATACAAACTCGTCAAAATCAGACGAGATAAAAACTCTTTGTTCGCATCTGGCAACTGGATGCATGTCGTCCTCTTTTGCATAGTAACGATTATATTCTATAGACAACGTAATTTCATCCATTGTCAGTGGTCGGAACTTCAGAATGTGTTTAATGACAGCTATGTTTGCATAAGTGGATGCCCACTTTAATAAAGAACATTTGCCTGGGCAATTTTTATAATATTTAAAGTTTTTATCTGCCGAAGGTTGATCACATAACGGAGTTGTACGTTCGTAAAAAACATCTCCCCAACGAGGCTCTGGATTCAGGTTATTTCCAAATGGATTGATGTTCTTTCCAAATCGTTCTCCAAGACTGTTTGTGTCCATGTGTACATAAAGTACATTCATCATTGGAAGAATGTATTCGCTGTACGTTGTTCTGCCTTCAGCAAAGAGAATTCCCTCCGATTCCGGGTGATGTACTGTGTAGATATAACTGTTAGTGGAATCGAGATCAAATATTTGACGTCCATTGGGCAAATAACCAATTTCACCGCAATTGGGTGGACGGTGGCATACATTCCACAGACGCTTCAACATTTTAAACGGGTTTAATCCGTCGTAATGGATGAGAATGTGGGGGTAACGGTGCCTCCCACCAAACCCATCATGTCCTAGGGCAGTGGACCACAGTCCGGATCTTTGTTCGCCCACAGTGCCTGGATTGGCAACATCCAGTGGGACATCACCATTCAAAAGTCCCACCTCTGTCTCTTTGTCATATATGATCGAGACGGGGACAACAGGGGCGCTATAGCGAACATCGTTCAAATTGTCATAAGGAATGGGTTCTTTCAATAGGTCCTTCAAACTTTCGGCATCCAGTTCCAATATGTGGCGGAAAATACGCTCCTTAAATTGTTGCTTCTGTTCATAAGACATTTTTTATTACACTTTTATACTATACCATTTAATAGTACTATAATATATGTAACTTATGTGTAATTTATAACTAGACAGAGGCAAAATCAGAACCTCAAAAATCCATTTTTTGATAGTGTTCTGAATTTTTTTTGGTGCGTTCAGGACTAAAAGTCCCCAAGTATGTGTCCGAGCCATATGCTGTTCGCCAGCAGAGGCCAGTAGAATCCGATGATAAATCTGCCGCCCTGACAATGGTCCAATCCGTTTCCAAGCTAAGAACCCCCATATTGGTTAATATAAACGATACAAATGCTGAACATGTAAAGACATCTGTTTGTCGCGGTATTTTTCTTCTGAGGCATGCAGCACACCAATCGTATGGCCTGTCATCGTATTTATGTTTGTAAACGGATGTTTGAACTCTTAAAAGAGATTCTGTTTTGAAATATTGTTGGTTTCCTTTTCTAACATATATAGATACTGTTCCTGGATATTGTTGTGTGTAAAATTCTAATGGCGTTAATTGAACGCCAAACTTTACGATACCGTCTTGTGGGTCCTTTATCCCATGCCATGAAGATTCCCATATATATATACCTTTCAACTGTGGCGCCCATGGTGGATCTACAATGACAAGAGCAGCATGTGAGTATTTAGAGCAAGTACAACATTTTATAATACAATCTAGTGTAGACATCCAACATATGGTTGGCTTTTCTGAAAATAATAGTATATCGCCTGTTTTTAGTGCTTGCATTTAATCTTTATCTATAGTTACTTTATAGTCTGATCTCCAAAGGAGGACCCCAATTTTTCCTATCAAAAGCCCACATCAATTCCCACATATGTATATCAAAACAAAAGCTCTGTCGTAGTTATATTACTATTCTTCACGGCTGTATAATTGTGATCCTTTGACGCTACTTTTAAAGATTTTGTCCATTTATTGAAAAGATAATACATAAATACGACTCCAAACGATACAAAGAATGTATACCCAGTAAATATAGCAATGGTGCTGATCAAAAAGATGAGAATAAAAGCATGTGCTGCAAATCTATCCTTTCCAAAGAAAATAGAGAATAGTGTGAATGCGATGCCAAAATAAATAAATTCATATGGGGAATCTTCAGGCAGTAGTTCCAACTGGATAGATACGGAAGCAATTGTTGAAGAGGCGGCAGCTAGAATTGTATGTAAATAGGGTACTATTTTTTTATAGCAGGAGCCATCACTAGGCTTTAAAAAAGCATACCAAGGCTTACCATTGGGATTATATTCTGTTTCGCCGATGATGGTGATTAACCAGTAACCAACCAGGCCCATTATAATGTCAGAAATAAGTGCGTTTGCGCCGACATCTCCCCAAAATTCCATTTCTGGTAATAATGAAACCATATACTCTATGGATTCAAATAGATATATGATGGACAACATGATCCATATGTTTTGAGCGTATATTGCAACGATCGCTGGCACAAATACATGTATCATAGGCCATGCTGCTTTTTCTGATATAGAATCTAATAAGTCGTCCATATTTTTATTATAACTGTAATCTTTTATAGATGTAAAAAGTAAGTATTAATGGCACCCGTCCTATTATAAATGTCTCGGTTGATTCAACGTACAATAGCTCGTCACCATCGGGGTCCGGTCGGTGATCCATCTTTGTATGGTGGAAGAAGTTTTACTCGTTTGGACCACATAACTAGATGTTTTGAGACGGATTATTTTAAATATGGTGCTGCACCACAGTATTTAGTTCGATACAGATTGGAAGATAATTCACCAGTGTGGTCTTGTACGTGCCCTGACTTTTTCTATCGCCGAGAGGCAGCTTCTGAAATGTGTAAACATTGTGAAGGCGCGGCTTTATTAGTTCGTGGTCCTACCGACTTTGTAACAAAACATGTCCACTCAATAGGGCAAAATGTTTATGATTTAATTGCGGCAACTCCTTTAGGTGCTCCATTGCCATTATTTGGTCAATTAATAAGAGTTCGAGTGAAATATCCTAATTCGGGTCCAGGGTTTATTTCATATACAATGGGCGAATGGCGATGTTATACATGTGGCGGACGAAACGGGTCCAGATTTTTGAAGGGAAATCAATGTAAACATATTGCATGTTACGTCCATTCGTTGAATAATCCATTTTATGATCAATTTTGTACCGTTTTAGACGCTAGACGTTTCATGTCTTTGCGTAATCGCCAGTTTCATGATGGCACGTCTCATTGGCAGCGTTTTATGTAGTCATGAGAGGAACGTTACCATCTTCTTGTTCATCTTCAGAAGATGCCAAATCTACAAGTTCTAGTTGTGACCAATTGTGTGGGCCGGTTGGTGGAACTGGTAATTGAATTTCCAGTTGCATTTGTCTGTATTCTTCTTCTATATCGGCGTCATCTACTGTGAAAGGCCCCTCTGACCGCGTTAACGTATCGTTGATTTCACAAGCATCGTCGATCATTTCAGTCAATGATTCTGTTAATTGTTCGACTCTTTCGATATCGTTATCTTTGAGAAATTGAGAAAATGCTGTAGAAGTCATTTTAACCGCATCTATATGCATTTTAGTAACATTTAACGATTCGAGATGATATCTTTTGTTTTGACATGCATTGAGTCTATCTTCTAATTTTTTTTTATGATGTTTAATAATCATGATAGTCTTTACATGTCTTTTACAATCGTCTGATTTATATAATTTTTGTCTGGCCTTCTGTTTTTGTTCCTTGATTTGCTTTTCATATTTATCTATGAGTAGAGATAGTGTTTTTTCTACTTTTTGCATTTGTTGTATACAGTCAACCACTCTTGATTCTGGGCGATCCCCCCTGAAGACTGACCAACATGAATTTCCCATTTGCCTTAGCGAAGGGGAGTATTTATATGCGACCACGTTTTTAATAAATGGCATCTGAAGAGACAACTCCAAAGAAGCGATTATCTATGAGTTTTTACAGACCGATGGAATACTTCGGAGGCGTTTATAATCGTTTTGTGAGTTGGTTTACATCTGGAGACTACTGTCATTGCGAATTAGTGATTGAAACAACGCCCCAGGATGTGATGTTGGCTGTCAAAGATATTTATCAATCGGCTCAAAAGAATGAATATCCGCCTGAGGATTGTCAACGTATTATAACTCAAATTGAGATGAATTTTTTTGATACTGCATTTCGGAAAGCTGCCCAGACTTCCGAAACGATGGTATTATCATTTTCTTTGTTATGGGGCCATCCAATGTCTGTAAGAGTTTTGAATGAGACATCACACGATTCTTGGTTTAGGGTGCCGAGTTCATCCGATACGATGGTTTCGCGGTTGCATGGACCTGTTGTAAAAGACGATGATTATCATGCAACATTAAAGTTTTCTATTGAGGAATTGGGAAAAGAATATGATAGCACTGGAGCACTTTGTTCTGTCCTACCTTCTTGGTCATCGTCTCAGTTAACAGAAAGACAAGAATCATATTTTTGCTCTGAATTTTGTGTGATGGCATTTCAAAGGGTTGGATTTATGGGAAATATTTCGGCAAAACATACTACACCGAACTCATTGTATAAGTATATTCTACAAAATTTTCCTGAGCAATAATCTTAACGATAAAAACTATAAATAGGTGTGGCTCTTGTTATAAATGGAAGATCCTGAGGAAAAAAATTCATTTGTGGATTCATCCGAAATTCACGAGACACCGTTAACAATTTGTTCAACAAATTGTAGATTTGGCCCGTCTTCTTTAACCATGCACCAATTGATCAAAACAGTTTTTTCCATTGTGACGTTAGAATTTATTTGTATTTTGGCAGTCTATTTCATGCGCGGCATCGATAATTGGCCGGTTCTTCTGGGAGTTATACAAATGATACCTGTTATGATTCTATATCTATGTATGTATTTGAATTTGGTAATGGGTGGTTGGGGGGCGGCGAACTCTAGATTTTGGTGCGATGTGAAAATAATGTACGCTAGAGGATTCAATACAATACGCACCATTACACTGTTCTTTTCCAGAACATTTTGCTTTTGGTTTATTGCTATTATTTTGCAAGAACAAAATATTCTCAATATGCTATTGCTACCAATACTGGCATTCATTGCAGAATGGCAGGTGGGATTATCAGAAAACAAAAACCAATACGATGTTAAAGTCCATGACAAATTCATGAAAGGCAACCTCTTATGCTTGGAATCACTGCATTATTTTCAATTGCAATCCAAAGATGCCAAAAATATTTTGCAACCATTTTTGGCATCTTTTGTCGTCAAAACGTATGTCATAACAAGTATTTTGTTATCAGGGAGTCCAGACAATTCGTCTTTTGTGTTTGGAACACCACTTGTATTTATATTGGTGTTGTACGTATGGGGTATACCACTTATTCTGGATTTCATGTACCTAAAATCCTCGTTGACATTTTGTCAGTTAGAATTATATAGAATGGCTGTAGATATCATCATCCCGTCGCTAATCGCATGCTTTGCGCTTGTATAAAGATTATGCTATTTTTTAATATAAATATACATATTAGTTACAATTATATGTCTGCTAAAGAATACATACGAAAACATTTAAAAAATTTCACGGGAACACTCCCAACAGAATCTCCGCCAAAGTTGAGGGAATTTGTACATTATTATAAACTGAACCCGTCTGCTCTGGACCATTTTACTGTTGCGGACCTATTGAAAGCCCCGGAATTGTGGTTAGTCGGGACAGAACATGCAAAACAAAGGGATCAATGGCTTCAAAAAGTATATCCCAAAATGGAAAACAAAACAGACGAAATTATAGATTCAGTTCTTACTTGTGGAAAATGCAAAGAAAGAAAAGTAGATTATTATCAAAAACAAACAAGAGGAGCAGATGAACCAATGACATGCTTTTGCCACTGTTTAAATTGTGGAGCTAGGTGGGTGCAATAATACTGGACATTCCAATCGGGAGCCAGGACCAGAAATGTCAAAACGTTCGCCGCGCGCATCAATACACCAACAGTATCCAGTCGAACCATGACACTGTTTTGACAATAAATTTCCATTAGAATCGCGCTGAGGAATATATTCCCCTACTGCATGTGCGTGATACGCCGAGACAATCCAAATAATGAATAATAACCACATCCTATATAAGTATATGTCTTAAATACTACGAAATGCTCGAATGTTTATCTATTCCTTTTATTTTATGTGCAAGAGCTATTGTACATTTTTTGCCTTGTATATGTAAACATAAAACTTATTATAAATCATCTCTCGAAGGGCAATTGAATACATGTCAGTCTAGGAGGGGAGGATATTGGTCTGGATCCAGACGTAAAAAAATATGCACAAGAGAAAACTTCTATGTATTTTTAGGAGAAACCGGAAAAACACATACCACAGATATGAACAAATTTGTACATCGATTAGCAGAAAATATGAACCGTAAAGGCCAAGTTCCATATAGTTGGGAACCGCACTGGTGGTCCGGGGAAGAACCGCAATACAGATCAAAAAGAAAAGAAGTGTCAGTGATCGATTCAAATATGTTCTTTCTCATACTTATATGGGAACTACACGAAAAAGAAATAGGCATTACTGAACTCTATTTGCCAGCACAAAGAGCCTTTAAATGGCTAGAAAAACATATCGCCGAAAATACAATATATGAACCAATAGATTCTTCTTGGGAAACAACAGTAGAACACAACGGACATCTTCTTTTAAGTAATGTCATTATGGCCAAGGCCTTACGCGCTATGGAATTGATCGCCATGGTACATAGAGATGAAAGGATTAAAAATAAATGCAGTAAAATGTATGACAAGTTCTTAGAAAAATGGCAACCAGAATTATTCAGAACACAAGAATGTCTTCCGAGAATACTCGGAGTTTATTGGAATTTAGTCCCAAGTACATTTTTAGCTTCATTCAATCAAGAAATACAAACAAAAGATTATACATGGATACCATTAAGAGTAAAAGGGCCGGTCGAAACGAAAAAAACATACAATTCGTGGATAAAAGGAACTTCAGATCTTCATACAGAAATTATTTGGCCATTTATCGGGTTTTTGTGGGTAAAAATATGTGCAAAGAGATTAAAAAGGGATATCGCATTCCATTGGTGGGAATCGTATATGGATTTCCATGCTCCCAGAACGCTACACAATATATACGAACCGAAAACAGGCAAACCCGTTCGTAGGGCCTTTTTAAAAGCAGAAGGGACACATGCCGCCACAATTTCTATGTTTTTTGCAGCTAGAAATGGAATAGATTATCTCCATGCTGAAAAAATAGATTTAGATTTACCAGTATAGAAATTCAAAAATGTTAAACATATGTGTTTTTTTTGTATCTTATTATTTATAATGTCAAAAGAGGCATGTCATTAACTCAAGAGATTCTAAATTATTTAGAAACCGGCGCTGAACAGCTCGGTAAAGATGGAAAAGATGGAAAAACATACCTAGTTAAATTGAAAAAGGCCGTTCAATCTCTAAAAAAAAATTCAGAGATTGCTGTAAAAACATTCAAGCCTAAAAAATCAACCGCAAAAATTCAAAAAGAAGCGGAATATCAATCACTAGCCGCAGAAGCAGGTATATCACCACAAATACACGAAGTAAATCTAGATCATAGATACATAGCCATGAACAAACTAACTATTCTCGTTGCAGAAGAATATAGAGGCCGACAATTGCCAGAAACACTTCAATATCAAATATGTGCACTTATGGGTAGACTAGATTCCATTAAAGTATTACATAATGATAGTAACGCACTGAATGTAATGCTTGATGATACTGGACGGTCATATATCATTGACTATGGATTTGCTAAGAAGATTACGCCCAAAATTAAAAAAAAACATGGCGACCACCCCAATATTGCGGTCACTCTATGGGGACTTAGCAAAGGATTTAGATCCTATAAAATTGGAACAGAAATTATGAAAGAATGCTACGATGCATATTATGCAGGAGAAGATATTTCACAATGGATCGATCGCGGCGAAGAAGAACTAAATAATACACACAAAAGACCTAAAAAAAGACGCCGGCGCTAATAGCTCTCAGTTTACAAAAACATTTTATAAATATTTCATTGTATAAATATAACCTTTGTCAACCGACAATGTGTGAATCTTCTTTTACTTGTTGGTCCGAAGTACGTTTTGCTGGATATGATCTTATAGGTGTACAATGGTTTATACTAATGATTGTGGTAGCCTTTATATTACAAGTCTCTGCAAATTTTATATGGTTTAAATCCTCACAATTAAGTAGAGAAATATTACAAAGAAAGCCTCATTCCGCCGGACGCAAAAAACTAATAGGTTGGCGTATATTTTGGACTACGATGGGGACATTAAATTGGATTTTAAGAATTACATTGGTTATAGGGTCGAATGTTTGGATTTTCTTAATTATTCTTATCGGAAACGTGACTGGTGTTTCTTGGGCCCTAGAACAGCAATCAGCCGATAGACCATTACCTACTGCCGATATTCGTCCCGAATGTTGGTCAGATGACCAAATACACAAATTGGTAGATCGAATAAAAAAATTAGAGAATGTTGCAGAAAAGAAGTTAGTGTTGTAATAGTATATAGGCGGACTCCTTTAGAGACATCCCTATATGTGGCATACATGCTGCACAAATTTTTCAGATGGTTCTATTAATGGCAATACTATTCATCAAAGCCTTCGGGACGATCCCGGCCCGCTTCATACATACAGAACAACCACATCATCTGCTGGCACCGTCGGCCCGAAACATCAAAATGAACCTGATGCCCCACAAGGTCCATATAACGTTGCCGGACAAGATGTCTTTGGTCATTCGCCGAGCAGCATCTTTTTAGCAGATGGACATGGGAAAAATGGACAAATGGCAGCCCTAAATGCCATAGAAATGCACAAACTAGTACCAGTAAGTCCAGAAATGTTACAAAGGACCCCCCTGAAAAAAATAGAGCATCATATTAGAGAAAAGTTGGTGACCAAAATGTTAGAAGCAGATTTTCCTTATTCTGGTTCTACATTTACTAGTATGGCTATCGTTTATGGTGCTCGTAAAAGATGGATCATTACTGTAAATATTGGAGACTCTGAAGCTCATATTGTGTATAAAGACCGAATGCATACTTGTTCGTTATCTCATACATGGGATGATTTAGTTCTTTATAACCGTTATGTTAAATTGGTCGATCGACCTCGTAATGTATGTTATAATCGATGGAATGCTAGTAAGCATCAAGTTTTGGGACCGGATTCTAGTTATAGACCTGTTATGTTGTATGACATTGACCATGAAAAACGGTCTGCTTCTGTAAATCCAGTTGGTGTTGAATGGGTATCCAATCTTTGGAAAAGGTTTAATAAACCTTCCATAAAAAATGGTACTCAATCTGTTAGGGTTTTTCCCAAGAAACATCAGAATTGGGGATCATCTGTTATTATTAATGGTCGTGCAAGGGGACAAAATATGGCCTATTATGGGGACTGTATAGAAAGAGAACTCACTAAAGTTCCTATAGATATGATACATGTCTATATACACGAAATAGAAGCAAAAGAAAACATTATTGGCATTATACAATCGGATGGTGTAGCTAATAAAAGGTCTATAGAAGAGTGTTGGCGTGTTACGAGGTCAACCAGAGACGCTTCTAAATATTTAGAAGGTATGGAGAATGCTACAGATGACATGTCAGCGTGTATGATCGTTTCAGAACCCATTATCGAATGAAGATTCCATATCTAATGCTGATAAATTTCTTTTACATTGTGGGCATTTCTCAGCAGCAGCCAAAGAAGCCGCCATTTGATGTTTACTATTACCTATAATAGCATTTCGAGAAACTTTAGTTGGTAAAACATTAAATGTACAATATATACATGCGACACCAATAGATAGGATAGCCATTATAACTGGACGCCATCTCATAGTATTAGGAAACCTATGCATACATCTCAAATGCCATATGACGACCGATTCCATCAATATAAATATAGATTTATAAAGGTATGCATTACGTAAGAATATTGATGCATATGATTGACCTCGAGACTTTTCAAAGCATTTCTCATAATACATTTTTGAGAATGCCCACAAAGGACCAACGAAGAAAAGCCACTTTGGGAAGTGGTATACACATTGTAATGCCGCAACAATCCAAATCCACCGAAAGCCAAAGACTAATAAAATCAGATAAAGTAGAATAGAAAAAAGATGCAAGTACAAATGAGATTCTACTGGCAGTTGCCATACCACCGCGAAGACGGCCGCGGCTCTACTTACATACATTTCAGCGCGGCCTGCCTTTTCGGCCGATATAGAGCCTATATGCGCATGTTCAGCGGCCATAAAATGCACTAAAGTAGATATAATCAATAAAAGACCAAAAAATATATCTATTTCTATTGACATATTTTGTATGGACGCCATAGCCGCTACTGCAAAGATGGCATGGGCTACTGAAACACATTGACACCATACCGCTTGTTTATCATACATTTTGATCTTGTAGTGATGGTCCTATATATTCGTTTTTGGGATATAAAAACCATCCAAATAAAAAGAATAATATAGCAATAGAGTCTTGAGGTGCCAGATAATCTCTTTCCCAAAGAATATCAGATGTTAATGTAGCTATAGGATGAATACATTCGAAAATAGCCAGACCATCCGGCTTCATAATACTGGAAAAACGCGCCATTAGCCAAAATTTAACACCTGCTGTTACAGCACATGCGCATAAAACAGCCAACCAAGTCTTCATGCTTTTGGCGGCCGTAATAAACAAATAAGATGGGTGAACAAACAATGCCATTAACATAAAAAGGATGCCCTGACCGCCGATTGCACCAATGGTTACAGCGCGGAATTTATTCTTTTTTACAGAGTATAACATCACGAAAAATTCAGCCGAAGCAAAAACATGGGCTATAGACGCTCCTATGGAAGCCCAAACGGCCCATAATTCACTTTTCCAACTGACAGAAGACCAAATAACCAACGTACCACACATGGCCAGTGTTATAGAAAAACATTTCCATTCAGTTAATTGTGTTTTTGTTCGGAAGATGACAACCAATGGTATGAATGTTTGAAAAGACACTGATATTCTATACCCTTCCCATAAAACAGATAAAGTATACATTATAGAAGGTATAACCCAGCCCACAAATGAAAATTTTAACCACCAAAGAGGTTGCTTCTCAGGAGTTTTCTGTCTCAATGAACCCGCGAATAAACAAACAGTCATAAATAACATTCTTAGCCAATGAAGATGTAATATAGATGCATCCGGGTCTATTTTAACCATCCATACTAGCGCATTATCCCAGAAAGCATGACCCACTGCGGCAATGGCCAATGCCAGATACTCCATACCAATTCGATCATTTGGCCTAAATACTGTTTGAAGCAACTTTAATTATTAAACCTATTTAGGGTCGGTTGCCATACAATACATCTTGACGCATGTCGTCCTATAGTACCAAACCAATAACAACAAGATATGATTTTTTTAGAACAGTCGCACAGGCGATTACCGCGGCATGTCTACTTACCATTACAATAGGGTTCCTAGTTGCAGGGACGTACACTGTACACAAGGTCGAAGAAGTGCAATCTACATATCATCCTGAAAAATTAGCCTCTCTTATGAACACAGCGGCCGATACAATGGAAACTCTACACAAAACAACCCATATGTTAGGGTCTGGTAGACAACTGCAACTTTTTGAAGACTTGCATCGGTTAGTAGGAGCAGCTGAAACGATGTCTAAAAGTTTAGATCATATGCAAATGGATAAATTACTTGAAGAATCTCAAACTTGGAGGAAAGCATCCGGGAATTTTTTAAGAGGGATTAAAAACACCATGGACGAGTTCTAAAACTTTAGACCTAAAACTTTAGGATTTCAAGGAATCAATTGTCTAAAACTTTAGGCCTAAAACTTTAGGATTTCAAGGAATCAATTGTCTAAAACTTTAGGCCTAAAACTTTAGGATTTCAAGGAATCAATTGTCTAAAACTTTAGGCCTAAAACTTTAGGATTTCAAGGAATCAAATGTAGTGAGCCCCAAAAAATGTTGTTGAAACAATTTCTAGCAACATTGAAAAAAAAAGTCGGTATATGTTACGAAAATACTGAATTTTTTTGAGTTCAAATATGTTATCACAAATCAAAAACAAAAAAATTAAAACACATCACAGTGATTCAACCAAGAAAATGTCAAACAAAAGAAATGCTGAAGAATTTGAGTCCAATGACGCAAAGCGCCAGAGACCAATAATCGGGGAAGAAAGCAAGACCGACGAGGTTGATGTTAACAATACTGATGAAATGGACTGTCCTTACGACATTTGTGGTGGCGCTCAAGCTTTTGATTCAGATACCTCTGACTCTTTCGTTTCAACAATTTCAGAGGCATTACCCGAAAATTATGCTGGTGAAACCAAACATGAATTCAGTTGGGTCGAAAGAAAAAAAGATATGCAGCAGTTGATAGAACAATTAAACAACCCTAATAACGAGTCGTACCCCAACACCGTTCCAAACAATGAACCGAACGACGCAGTTTTAACAAAGAGAGAATGGTGGTTGGATGAATGTCAACAAAGAGAAAAAATCATTTCGGTCCAACAAAGAGAAAAAATCATTTCGGACATGGCTGTTCTGGCATCGGCCCTGCTCCAGAAATTAGAGGTTCTAATCGAAATGAAAGCAGTCGAAATATGCAATGAAGGTGTTACCACTGTTTCGCTTCCGTGGCTCCTTGACGCCAATACTCTTCTTGACGACATCTGGACCCCTGACGGTCAGCGATGGTGCACGAAATGCCTCGTCACACAACCGGAGAATCAGTATCTATTTCACACGGAAAAAAAATTCTCAGCGCACTGTCTAACGTGTCGTTCGGTTCCCTGTAGTAATTGCAGCAAAGGTTACACTATCGCCCCCTTTAAGCGTTGTCCACGATGTCGAAGAGCAGTGAGTGAAAGCAGGAAGCGCAAACGTGACCAGATACCAGATATTCCAGACGGCCAAATGCACTGCACTGCGTGTTGGAAAGTTTGGCCTGAGAATCATTTTCAAGGGTGCCACGGACGGACAACGAAAAACTGCCAAAATTGTAGGTCAATAAATCAACGCCAAAGGGAAAATCCAAACACAGCCGTAAACCAATGTCGGCAACTGTTCTTGGATTGGAAAAAAGCCCACAGGTGCAAACACTGTGGCACAAACCAGCACATTGAAGCAGACCACTTGCGCGACAAAGTAAAGAACTGCAGTTACTACCCTTACTGGGCATCAAACGGCGGTACAGAAGCACTTAAGGCAGAACTCGCCAAATGTCAAGCACTGTGTCGGTTCTGCCACCGCCTGAAGAGTGCAAAAGAGCGTGGTACAAATGCTTCCGGTACAGTCCGGCGGAAACGGAAAATCGTCAACGCCGAAAAGCTGCGTGTTGGTGCTTGTCAACGAGGGTGTGGACGCAAGGTGACGGCAGAGAATCTCACTGCTTTTGATTGGGCCCACATGGACCGTTCTACAAAGACCACTAACATCTCCACTCTGTGTATGAAGTCGAAGAAGGCCTACTTCAAGAAGCAATGGCCAATCGAGAGACTCAAGTGTGAGTTGCTGTGCTGTATGTGCCACAAAACAGAGACAGATGAAGAAAATAAAATCATTTCCATCAGGAGTTAGAACCGTGATTTGCTCCGTCACGTCATTGGGCAACAGGGAAATCAGCGGGTGACAGCTCAAATGTGTCAGATGGAACGTCGGAAGCGTCTTCCGGACGAACGCTATCGGTTGTAGAGGGAATGTTAGCAGACATATTTATTACAGACATATTTATTATTGGGTTGTAGAAAATCTTAAATTTTTTTAGAAATTTCTAAAACCTAGGACTCATATACTTTACACATATTCTATTTTTTACTATTAAACATTTTTTATAGTAAATAACTACAATGGCTTCCTTTCTTGACAAGCACCGATGCCCAATAACTCATGAAATTATGACAGATCCTGTTTTGGCGCCCGATACGCACAATTACGAGCGTGACGCCATTGTATGCTATCTTCGTACAAATCCCATCTCTCCACTGACACGTCAGCCCATGCGTGTTGAACAATTGATTCCTAATCGTGAGTTGCGCCAAGAGATCGAGCAATTATTGACTACAACCGATACTATTGAGCCTGAGACCAGGATGCAGGATGATTCCGCGGTTTGTACTGGTGAAATTCGAACGTATGATTCTGGTACAAGCTTCCAACGTCAGAAAGTGTGCATTGCCGTTTCCGATGGCGAAGCCGGGCCATTGTCCATTGCTTTTGTAAAAGACATTTCTGGAAGCATGAACCGTGAAGTCGCCACAGCAGAGGGTGAGTCTGACGGCTACAACATGTTGGACATTGCTAGCCACGGTACAAATGTTTGTATCAAATCGTTGAGACCCTGTGACCGTGCGGCATTGGTCTCGTTCAATTCTAGCGCAAAAAAGGTCACCGAACTCCAAAAAATGACACCTGGTAACAAAGGTCTATTACAAGTAAAGTTGGCGGGTCTCAGTCCGTCTGGTTCAACCAATCTTTGGGATGGTATTAAGACAGCCCTTGAAATGCTTCCGGACGATGGGATTGTCTGCATTTTGACGGACGGTGAGCCCACTGTTCGCCCTCCAAAGGGAGAATTGCGCATGTTCAACGAATGGAGAGATGCTCATCCAAATTGGCGCGGCCAAGTTCATACATTTGGGTTTGGATACAGTCTGGACTCTCAATTGTTGGTGGACATTGCCAGGGCTGGCAACGGTCGTTATTCGTTTATCCCTGATTCATCATTGGTGGGCACTGTCTTTGTTCACTTTATGGCCAATATTCGCACAACATACGCTTCGGAATGCCTTCTTTCTGTCGAAACAGAGGGCGTTATTACGGGAATTGGCCCACATACCAAAACTTCATGGGGATATCAAATTCCTATTGGTCCATTGATGTTTGGACAGCGCCGTGATTATTATTTAGAGTCTCGCAGTGCTATGACCTGCACGATAGAGGGAATTGACTTGGTAGAGTCCGAGGAAGGCGAGGTATCCTCAAGATATTGGCCGGAGCAAGAGGAGCGGCAGCGCACCGCATTGGCTATCTACGATTCTTTGAGAGTTCGTCCAAATTTGGAGCAATTTGCCAGTACAGTCTACTGTCCCAAGCTATTAGCCGATATCACCGGTCAATGGACTGAGGCTATGAAAATCGACCATTTCAACCGCTGGGGGCGTCATTATTTGCCGTCATTGGCCGGCGCCCATTTGACCCAGACTTGCAACAACTTTTTGGACAAAGGTATTCAAACCTATGGGGGGGCGCGTTTTCATCAGCTGCGAGATGCCTTTGACAAGATCTTTAATGAAATGCCAGCTCCAAGAGCTACACTTCGCCAGCAAGTGGAGCAACGAGCTTACTCTAGAGGTGTAGCCATGAGAGCCGCTCCAACGACGATGGCCAGCTACAACGATCGTGGTGGACCATGTTTTCCCGGTTTCTGCAAAGTGAAAGATCTGTCTCACAAAGAACATACGCTTGCGAGTGTGAAAAGGGGTGATAAAATTCTAGCACCTGGTGGTTATGCCACTGTCCAATATGTTTTGAAAACGATGTGCCCTAGAGGTTTTGCCAAGGTGGTACATATTCAAAGTTTATATGCGACTCCTTTTCATCCGATCAAGCCTAATCACGAGTGGATCTTTCCGTCCACCATTGGAGATGCTGAAGATATACCGTGTGAAGCCATCTATTCGTTAGTATTGGACAAACCTTCCTGTTATATTGAGGGTATCGAGTGCATTGGCCTTGCACACGGGATCGAGAACGATCCAGTCGCGACACATGCCTTTTTTGGAACAGATCGCGTCAAACAAATGCTGGAAATATTGGATGAGAATGAATCGGGACTGGTTGTACTACCAGGACCAGAAGCTATTCAGAGAGGCTCTGATGGGTTAGTGTGTGGATTTGTAGTTTAAACAAAATAGTTTTCAAACAAATCGATTATTCTCTGTTAATATTATTTCTATTGTACACATATGTGTGAAATTGTGGTTGTTCATTAAATGTGAAAAAACCAGCGATCGCTGAAACAACATTTCTCAATAATCCCGGCTCTGACCCTAGGGATGAAAACACCTCCATAAACTCCACATCCTCCTCTGGCGAACCATTCAAAAAAACACTCGGTTCGAATATAGATTCTACATTAGGATCGTCGTCACCCGCCCCATAACCATAGTAATGCCACGTCTCGATACGAGCGTACTCACCGTCGTCATCAACTTGATCTCCCAATGGCCATTCACACTCTGTTTTGTAACCAGTTCCTAAAAAACAAGGACTCAGTGGGTCCAAAAAGTTCTCGTACGGATGGTCAACTACTATATTAATATCAGACATACCGTGTGCCGTGTACGAGTTTTGATGTGCATGAAAAACGTCGTAACGACCTACAGGACTTGTTTTATAAAACTTCCATAATGGATACCACATTTCAATAAGATTTGGTAAAGGAGTGTCGCACCAATCGGCGAGAGAAAGCGACAACATTAATAAATCAAGACCACTCGAACCAATCTCCTTGGAGTAGTACCCACCTGGTTCGAGTGCTAATTGACGACCATTAGCAAGACGAGTGGCTCCAAAATCGATGATATAAAACGTTCCATTTTGATGCATTATATTTCCAACGTGTAAGTCACCATGTACAAAGGATAGTTGACGATTTACTTCTTCAAGTGTTGTAGCAACTGCGAACAGAGCATCTTTCGCCAATTTCGCAATCTCCGTCGTATTACCCGCTTCGTATAACCGTAATAAAGTGTGAGCAAGATTATCTTGTAGATATTCCATGCCTATGACTGGAGTATCTGTGATATGATTTTTTTGCAAGAGTCTAAGTTTGGATGCTTTTGTTGGACCTTTTCCCTTTTTTGCCTGATAATGTGCAAGGAAATACGTTTTTGGAAATCGTGCAGCTTTGAGAGTTCTTAATGTTTTTAACTCGTCAAACATACTATCTAGATAGTATTGATTTTCTATTTCTTGAACTTGATAGGGTTTTTCTAAAGTAGGTAGTATCGCTTTGACTGCAATTTCTTTTCCTCCTTTTTCTTTGGCGGAGAGTGTAATACCAAATTCTCCGCGAGCGATGATTTTTTTCAACGTGTATGTCTTACCATCGACCATAAATTGTGATCGGGAGAGGATTTCCATGATATGTTTGTAGAAAGCATGGTTATATATGTTAAATACACTAATTATACACATCTTCCAAACATGAACGTTCTCCTCAAATACGCTTCTAATCTTTATTCTCATCTTCCCAATCAACATCTGTCATTTCACCAGTGCTTTTATTATAAACGCCAAAAAGCTCACCCTCTGTGTCTAACAAAATAATACTGACAGACATGTCTGCATCCGTCTCAACATGATACCATTCTTTTTCAGGCAATATAAAGTATTCAACGTGGCGGATTTCGATCCTTTCGTATGTCCGATAATCGTCTTCAAATGGCCAGTTGGGATCACTGGAACCTAGAACGTCCTGAGACACCAGTTCTAGGTTCTTCAGTCTCTTGTTCTCATATTCCAAGTGTACGATGGTACGTCGATGAGAGTCTACCTCTTTTAGCAGTTTTCTGACCTCTTTTCGCAGTTCTTGAACCTTTTTTTGTAGTTCTTGGTCGTGGCTCTTCGTCTTTTTGATCAATGACATTTTTTTGATACATTATAAAAGCATTTTATAGGTTATTTTTATTATTTTTTGAAGTTTAGTCATTTCTAAAGATCTTTTACACGTGTATCAATGTAGTTTGGGAACCCATTGTTACACGCAAATTTGGGTCAATAAAGTTTTTGTCATGTTTTTTACTTGATCATTATTATTCTCTGTTAAACGGTATATACTTTGTACTGTTTATCTTCATAGAAAGGTGGTCAATGTGTGTTTTGGCTTTTGGGTGAATTATCAGTTGGAAGGGCCGCACCCTTTGATTTTAATGTCTTGTAATTTTCCTATTCTCATGCCTATAATGGCTACAATGGATGTCTTGCAATGAGTGCCGATTTTAAATGTCTGTTCAAAACATTTTTCGGGAATTGTAGCATTTTCGTCCAGTTCATAAATACAAACATCCATCCCTGACTTTAGAAAAGCCCTGCTCGCCGCTCTTACGGTTTTGTCGCCGATTGTGATGAAAATAGAACTCGTAATGCTTTTTAGTTTTGGTATTGAGATTTTTAGTTCTTTATTTGGATCGAATATATGGGTTAAATTTACTAAAGCGCGGATATCGCGGTCGGTGGCCATCGAATTCTGCACAAAATGGTCTTGCGAATCGTTTGCGGCAGTGTTTGTGCCCAAAGGCGTCATGGTTGGTGGTTGGGTCTGGGTTGACATATTTGTAAAGAATGTTTGGTATGGGTTTTCTTGGTGTGTGTGATATTTAGAAATTTCTGGAAATATTTTTTGGAAAATCGACAGGAAAATCGCAGGAAATTCAGCAACATCTCTAAAGTTTTCGTTGAAATTACAAAGATCATTCAATCCGAAAAAAAATGGGGAAGCTCTTTCCTGGTTTATGGCAAGTCTCCTACAGTGACGACTACGAAGACGGTATTTTCAAAGAAAAATGGCGTCTAAAGCTTTCAAATGGAAAAAAGAATCGTTTTATCGTGGAGAGAGAGCTTGAGGACGGGTCTTTTGTACATATACATCGGAGGAACGAGTTATCCTGGAATAAATTGACAAGAAATTGGTCTATGTACACAAGTATGTCAGTCATTCAGGTTGTCGAGTTTTGTGAAGCTTAGTCGCAAGATTTACTATAAATACATTGTTTGTATCAATAAATGGACAATTTACCGAATGAAATGATTATAACTATTTTATCTTTTTTATCTGTTTATGATCTTCATGTTATTTCTAAAGATCTTTTACACGTGTATCAGTCCAATGTAGTGTGGAAACCCATTGTTACACGCAAATTTGGCGCCATAGACTCTACCAATTATTTTAAGGAATATACCTGGCAATTAAAACTAAAAAAGCACCAATTTTATTATAAACGTCATTTTACGTTGGGTTGTGTCGGTAGGACCACACCACCCGTTAAAGAAGATTGGCCGCCCGCATTTTTTTAACCCAGGTCTCTATTGACCAAGTAGATTAATATTCTCTCTAGTACGATCGACAAATTCGGTGTATTGGGGTAATCTTCCAGGATACCATTTTGCAATTCGTCAAAAAATTCAACATCTTTCTCTTTCTCGTATGCCACCTCATACTGCTTTAAAATTAGTTGAATATCGTTTTTATTGTCTATATCCTTGTAGAAATTATTGTATACTACGCTATTCATAATGTAGGCGGTATATTACTTAAATACTCTCTTTTTTCAGGAATATTTTTTGATACCAATCGGGCTTATTGCCCGCGTGCCACTTCATCTCCCATTCTTTGCAAAGATAATACTTACGGTAGGTTTCGACCGCATTAAGACGACCATTCGTGTATACAGCACAGCTTTCAAAGTATTGGTCATTTATAGCGCAGTCAAAATATTTTATACCGTTGGGAAGACCTTCGTAAGCGCGCTTGTTTTCGGGCGGTGTATACGTTTCTTCACCGATATTCTCCGGGGCTCCAAGAGCCTGCAAACGCTCTAAATGAGCACAACACGCATGTATTTTGCCGTAACGTTTGTAGTACTCGTCAACGAGCGCGAAAGCAAGGTTTAAAGTCCAATTGTAATGTTTGGGATCAGCTCTAACCCAAACAGACACAGGATGGTTTTTGTGGGTGGGTCTGTATGGGTCATTAAGTAATGGGTCGAGTTCTGGAAGTGGAAACACATCTCTACCGAACCACCATGCAGAATAGAGCATTTGTGTGAGCTCTAGTATCATTTTGATACAATGTTTGTCGCAGTGGTTGGCGGCACATTCTTTGAGGGTGGTGGCCAGTAAGAATAGATTCATGATTTAACTAAATTTAGAAATAGTTCTAAAAATGATTTAAGAGACATTCCTAAAAAAACGATTTATTTTTTAAGTGTAAATGAACGGAACATCGCTTTCGAGGAGTCTAGTTTGGACTCGGTCGCTGGGAAAGGACCGAAATTCTTACTTAGTTTTCCTACAGCTACGTTCAAAAGGTTTTGGACAGCTTCTATTTCTGTTTCTCCTATTAGCCTCTGTAATTCATTATGTACAGCATTGACTTGTGCCTTTGGTACTTCAAAACGACATTGAAACCCGTAAGGTTTGATCATCTTTATGGCACATTGATTCAAAAAGGCATCAACTGCTGGTGCTACAGTTCCTCGATGGGTCGTGATATCGTCCTTGGATGTGGGTTCATGCAACTGAGGAAGCCACCCGCCTGTTATTTTAAGGATTTCAAATATCGTATAAAGCTCACGAAGAACGCATAGAACAACTTCTTCGGACACTCTGGCATACGCTTTTTCTAACGTTGTCTTTTCTCCTGCTCCTAAAGCTCCTATAAAATCAAAAACAGCTCCGCGCAGGGGCGCCAATAAAAAGTCAGAGAGGACGATGTATTTCGCCGCGCCCTCGTACCAACACATGAATATAGCCTGCTCAGTTCCTGTCACGTACAATTCGATAGCAATTTGAATAAAATATTTTAACCAAAGTTTCGGGCGTGCCAGAGAGTAATGGGACGACACTGGACATTTAATTTCTACGACAGTGGGCACGCCATTGTAATTGCATTTCCCATCGGGGATACAGACCACAGACGTGTCATTAATATTGAATGTAAAACGAGGTAGGAGGTATTCGATCTCTTCAACTGTGTAAGCCGATTTATATCCACGGATTTTCTCAACGACAGACAGCATTTGTTGGACGACTGGACCCTTTGTGCGCATTTCGCTGTAGGAAGCCAGTGTCCAATCTTTACGTCGGTCGTTAAACGGATTTTCAGCGTTACTCGATTGAATGAGTTCCATTAATGGTTGACGCAATGACTTTAACATATCAGTAGCAACCGCCTGCTCTTTTAAAAGATAAGGGGACTGTTGTTCACGTGCCATGGACTTATCATCTTCCGAAAGAAGCTTTTGACGTAAAAATTCCATCAAATTTTCGAAAAATAGTGTCGTATTAGAGGCAAGTAACCAATAGGATTGTTTATAAAACCGAAGGATATCTTTCGAAAGATATTCAAAAAATCTTTCGAAAGCGTTTTGGCCTTGAACGTTTTCGATTCTCTCCTCTGTTTTTAAATGATGGAGAGCATCGTGTTCAAAGACATGACCCTTTGAAAAGACCGGTCCCAAAAACGCCATATTCAATGGAGGTTGACGCTTACCGCTTGGTGGAAGGACAGGCAAACTCTTACTACCTTCACTAAAAAGGCCAGTCAATACCGAAGGAGATATACGCTTCATTATACTTTTAATATTATCGATATTATATAGTGATTAAATTTGTTAATCAACTGACGTCAAAATAATAGTATTTAAAAACACTCTATATTTTTCAAATGATTGTAGATACTGACCATCTACCAGATTGGGTAATTTGGACACTTATTGGTGGTGGGGTTCTAGTCTTTATTCTTGTTATATGGGCGATTGAATATATCATTGGATGTTTGACGTGCGAACCATGTAGGAAATGCTACAAGAGAATTTGCCAGATTGTATATGTTTTATGCTGCTGCTGCCTTTGCCATCACAAAGAAAACAATGAAATTGAATATGCTGTTATAGATGAAAGAAATCCAATCTAACCGGGTTGCGTGTGTATCGAAATTAGAGGCTCATCCGTAATTAAATATAAAAGCATCATGTCTATTTAAAAATGCAACCCATTGTGATTTTTTTTGTTTATTGTTGTCTGGTTGCTGTTGTCCTATACATAGTATGGCAATGTGTATTCGAACCTATCAGAAGAAGCAGAGAAGAAAAAGTCCGTACATTTACTAGATTAAACGAAGTCGATATCGAGACAGGAGATATCCAACTCGAAGAAGAAAGATTACAAAAAGTAGATTTAGATTCAGACGAAATAGACGAATTAATTTAATATTGTTAATAGTTTTGGTCCTACCGACCACCTTTCAATTCTTGAGCACATGTCTGAGAATGTTCAGGGACGCAGCGTCCAAAATGGCTTCCGCTTCCAATTGTGAAAGCCAACGCCCATCCCGGATCTCGCACAATCCCTTAATAGCCTCCATTCCGTTCACATCAATGCCCGGCAGATATTGGTAGTACCCAATTGGGCAAAACCAGTTGGTCATTTTGCGGCGGCGTTCGGCCTCGGCTCCCCAAAAAGCTTCCATTTGACCTCTCTCGATGAGAAGCTCGTACGTTTCGTTAAGCTTTTTGCGCCCAGAATCGGGCGAAATGTACTCAACGGGTCCTGTTGGACGCAAATGTTCCTCCAAAAAGTCCTTGGGGACGCCAGACTCTTCGAATCCTTCTTCAAGAGCGGTCTTGCCGGCATCTGACCCCCTTTTGATGCCTCCACGAACGATTTCATCGACAAGAAAGGGGCGACCGTCTTTGTCTCCGGTAAAGACCAATTTGGTGTAATCGGCGCACAAATCCAAGAAGAATTCAGTGCGACCATCGGGCAATTCACCGACGATCTTCTGCGCCATGGCCTTCAGAGCCTTTTTGTCGACTTTTGGGAGTCCTTTCCTGTCGAGCTTTGGCTTGCCAGCCCCGTCAAGTTCGATGCAAGTGTCGAGCAAGACAAACACCGCATTTGCCTCTGATTGTTCAGGCCAAATACATTTTGGAACCCATTTCTTTGCTAGGCAAGCGGCGACCATCGCGTCGGATTGTTCTTTTGTCGAGAAGATGAACGGTTCTCCGTTCTTCATTGCGCATCCCGGGACGTGCAATGGTTCTCTTTTGCCTTCTGGGTCCAATGGGACCAAAAGAATGTTGTGGGCGGGTTGTTGCCAGAATTCTCCGGACCATGCTTGCTTAAGCGTTTTGTCGGATCCAGGCAAGAAACCATCTCTTGTGCGATCACCGGTCCCGACCCAAATATGGGGAGTTCCTGGACCCATGGCCCCTTCAGACAGTGCCAGAACGTCTTTGGATCGAATTGCGATGCCAATGCCGCTCGGGTTGGGTTTTGTGGCTCCAGTCTTGGCTCGCTTGGGGGGTGAGGGCTGGTTGTTGCTAGTGTTCATGGCAGACATGTTTGTAGTATGTGAATAAGAATGTTATATCAATCGTTTAGGAAATTCCCTGAAATATTTAGGAAATTCCCTGAAATATTTTTTAGTCCATCAATCAGTACTCTAAAACTTTAGACCATCAATCTTTAAAACTTTAGGCCTAAAACTTTAGACCATCAATCTCTAAAACTTTAGGCCTAAAACTTTAGGCCATCAATCTCTAAAACTTTAGGCCTAAAACTTTAGACCATCAATCTCTAAAACTTTAGGCAATCTCTAAAACTTTAGGCCTAAAGTTTTAGGCCATCAATCTCTAAAACTTTAGGCAATTAATCAGTACAAGTGTACCGACCATGGACTTCACAATCTTTGATTTTTTTAAAATTAAATGTCAATATATTCATCTGTAAAACTATAAGGACTTTCTGAGTAACGATTTTCATTATTATTTGCTTGTGACGTGGGCTGAACGTTATGCTCTGTAGTGGCCAATGGTTCAGTTATTTCATCATAGTTAGTTCCTAAATCTAAAATAGGGGTGAGCCTGTCAGATGAACAGCAGCAGCCCATATTATTAATGATGTTTCACTTTTATATTCTTTAAATTTATACCTATAAAAGGTTGACACACCAGTTATATGTTTCAGCAGCTAGTTGGAAAAAAAATCTTATTTGAATCGGCCGAACCAAAGCGGAAACGTGATCCATTGAGTATTTCATCTTCTTCAAAGAAGAAAAAACACCGGACTCCTATCGAAAAGCATTTTAAAGCTTTAAGGAAAGCTTTAAATAGATATACGAGATCAGTGTCTGGCCAAGGAATCGATGACTTATTGCAACAATTACAAGGTGAGTATTTGAATGCCAAGAGTCTGAAAAAGGGACCCGTCGAGCCAATTGTTGTTATTTTATCTAATATGCGAAGGCTCCTTTTAGAACAGAGGCCTGTGTCAGCGGCGCATGATTCACCATTGGGAATTTTGTGGTCGGTTCTCAAAAAGCCATTACCGGGCGAGATAGTTAAATTGGAAGATTTGCCTGTAGATTCTTCTGATGATGAACTTGTAGAATTGTCTGTCGATCATTGTGAACATGGATGTCCGGCGCCCGAGTGCGGCGAATGTGGTCCATCCTCTATTAATAGGGATATTGAGACACCGGCGGGTCCCCCTCGCTCTCGTAGGTCCACAAGGTCTACGAACAAAGTTGTAAGAACTGACGGTAGATTATATCTTGTTAGATTGTGGGGAAAGCGGTTGACCAAAAATAAACTAACTAAAGAACTGGCCCAGCTTGGTCCTAAGGGTAAGTTGTTAGAATTGCATGGACAAGGTGCAGCGACTTATACATTTAAAGACCCTGAAAAATCTACTCTCAAGTCCCCGGGTATCGTTCTTCAAAAAGATGAAGTAGAGATTGAGGCTGTAGAAGCCGTCTCGACCCCTGACGCTCTGGAAAATCAAATGTTAATTGAAGTGCAATGGGATCCAGATCCTAAATGGCATTTATGTCTATATTCAACTCGATCTGGATCCCCTGAAGTTTGTATGATCAGTGAACTTCCTATATCGGATGCCCCCTGGGCAGCATACCCGTTTGATCAAAATGAAGACGAATGGCGTTACCCAATATATCCTTCTTTTGTAGAAACGGACGAAATAGCTGTTTTGGCGGCCGAAGGATCTTTATTTGGAGGCAGAATCGCTACAGTTATGGAAAAGGAAGATGATCATTCCTATGTTGTTGAATGGAAAGACCGTCGCCCATCTGATCCTAAAAACTTTGAAATCGACTTGTGGTATGATCGTGCGGAGTCTATATTCATTGATCATCAAGATTCTGACGGCGCTGAAGATTTGGGCGATGAATCTGATGACGAAGATTTCTTATTTGACGACAAGGAATCACTGGACTATCATGGCGAACCGTATAAAATCAGTGCCCAATATTCGAATCCGGATACAGGTGAACATTCCTACGATCTTACACACCGTGTGACTGGCGATGTTCTCAGTGATATTAGTGAGAAAGAGATAGCCGAACGTTGGGAACCTGATTTTAAACCAGGAAGCTCTGTTGTATATCAAGATTCTCCGGGGACAGTAGAAGATATTGATTATGAAACCGGCGAGTATATCATAGAACTCGACGATGCCCCTGAAGGTGAAACTGTCCGTGCTCCTGCAGATGCAGTGACACTGCTTGAGCTTTGTACTATCGATGTGGGTACAAGGGTTATTTTCAACTACAGGGATGATTACAAAGTCGTTTCGAATCGTCATAAGTATACAGTAATAGGTCCCGATGGCGATGTTCACACCGATATTGATGATATTGAACTCAACGAAAATTGGAAAATCAAATTGGTCAAGAAAAAAGGTCATCCTGACAAAAGGGTCGTTTTCCACGTTATTGGAACAAAGCAAAAGAAAAAAGGCTCAGAATACAAAGAATACTATGTGTATACTCTCAAAGAAGGGGGCACCCCTAAAGAGATGGTGTCCAAAAGTAAGAATTACATTTCTAACCACAACTTGGCTAATTTTTTGGCTGTTGGCGATGAATCTGCTGGATCTGATGTTGACGATGGTAGTGAACGAATTGTTTTTGCTGCCGGTGAATTGGTTGATGTTATTTTGGGCGGAGATCGTACTGCCCGTGGGCGCGTTGTGCGTTTAATTCCAAACGAAGACCAAGATAAAGAAAAATATGAAGTGAACATTGACGGTGAAGTTTCAGAATATGATCCTGGTCAGTTGGATAGAGCTAATGCTGTTCAAACTGAACCTGAAGACTCGGAAGACGACTACGAGATACCTGAAGACGTGCCTTCTGGTTCATCTTCTTCCGAGTCTGAAATATCTGGAGACGATTCGGATGTAGAAGACGACTCTCACTTTAAGGTCGGCGAGACTGATGATTCCGGTGAAAGTTTACCGGGAAGTTACGTTCAATTCGTCGGCGATAAAAGCGGTGAAATTTTTGAAGTTATTAAAGCTGAAAACAATGTCTACACGGTAGTTTCTATTTTTGAGGAAGATAATGAGATTGAAGATGTGTCTGTGGACAATTTGGTGGAATACACGCCTGCTTTTAAGGAAGGCGAAGGTGTCATTTGGGATGGAACGCCGGTTTTGATCAAAAAGGTGAATGGTGACGGCACTTATGTTTTATCAAATGGTTCTAAGGATATTGCCGAAGATGAATTATCACAAGCAGAAATATTTTCAAAGAAGGATTTGGTTCATATTATTGGCGAAAATGGTCCAGAAAAGGGAATCTTCAAGGTCTTAAATCTTAAAAAGGGTCAGTACAGACTGGAGAATATATTTGACAAGACTGACAAGAGAACGGTTGAAATAGACGAAGTAGACAAGGCTGAACCTGAATACGCCGTGGGTGAATTAGTGCAGTTGTCAGGCTGGGCAGCTCCTAAAGAGATCGTAAAGGTGAATTCGAAAAAATTCACTTATAAACTAAAGGGAGATAAGACATGGTACAAGGAGATAGACTTACAGCCCGCTGAAAATCAAGACGAAGATACAGACGAAGAAGACGAAAATTCGGGCCCGGAAAAAAAGTGATAGTCGATAGCAAACGAATAAAAGTATAAATATTAAAATAAATCCATTATATATGCACATTGTAACTTTATTTGGTAATAATCAATCGGGAAAGACATCTCTATGTTCTCAATGGAAAGGTAGCCCTGTCACTTCTAGTTATGTAACTACAATAGAGGTGGTACAATATGAATTTGAAGGTATAATCGTCAACGATACTCCTTCTTGTGCGCGATTCCCGTTTGATTTAGAACGTTTATGTCTAAAAACTGACCTTTTTGTACTGGTAGTTAATGAAGATAATGAAGATCAACATTTGTACGAGCAATTGTCTACTGATTGGCCTAGACGTCAATGGCTTTTGTTATTAAATGGTCCTGGTCCGTTTTTGAATATGCGTTTATGGGCATTATCTAATGATATCCGTGTTTACCAATTAGATGTTAAGACTGGCCATGGTGTTTTGGATGCATTGACAAATATCCGCGAAGCGTTGGAAGTTATTGTTCCTCGTTCAAATTCTCTGGATTTGACAGCCGATCCCCGATTATTGGCTCCGCGTTTGATTCCTTTTCTGGGTGTTTTATATTCTTCGTGTGTATGATGTCTTCAATATTTGGTAATTCTGTGGAGGGCCTAACTGTTTCAAAGTATGCCCCATTATTCGTATGATGTCTTTCTTGTAATAAGAAAGGTATTTTTTGGAATTCAAGCTCTAAAATTCTCCAATGTCCAGTTTCAATTGTCTGGTCCATAAGCCAATGTTCTAATCTATGAATGGATTGTCCATAGTCTTCTCTATTCCATAATATGTTGGAAGAATACATATATCTGAGTCCATCTGCGATTTTGATCAACTCGTCGGCCTGTTTGGTTTTCCACTGTATATATGATAAGCTAGCTGCTCTTAAAGCTCTTTGAGATAGTGTGTACATAGCTTTATCATTTGTTTCTGTGTTTATTCCGACTGCAATTGTACATAATTGTTGCAGTGTCTCTGCCTTTAGGGCTTGTCCGCTATGCCAGTTTGGCGCCATAATTTTATGATTCATGTATGGTAATTTCCATTTCCAAGAGGTTGCAAGCGCCTCTGATTCTTTTGCTAGTATTACCGCCTTTTTGAAATACTTGTTGGCCGCCTTGAACTCTTCTTCTTGTATGGACAAATTTCCAAGTTCAACGTGTAATTGAAAATTCACTACTGTGGGCATGATGGCTTCAAATATCCAACATGCTGAGGCCAGTTCTTCGTGGTCCACTGACCATGAGAAACAAGGTTGTTTTTCGATGACGTGTCCGGGCAATTTTTCAATTAATCCTTTTATATCTTTAGTGTATTTTGTCAAATGAGTTATGAGTTTTTCGCGATCATTATCTGTAGAATCACCGTCTTTTTGATCTAGAAATTGTTGTATTGATATTCTTTGTCTTGTAAGAGATATAGATTCCGGAAATGAATAGTCGAGTATTTTTTCGAATTCTATTTGGTTGTGGATATGAATATCCATCTTAGTGGCGACTGTCTACCTTCTTATATAGATTGTTTTCCATATATATGACACAAATGTGAAAAATATATATCAAATAGATGTTTGTTCAAACAATGAGTAAACGCCGACGAGTACATCTTTCCACAACTATTTTTGATCCTGTTCATCGAGAATATGAGCTAGGGCCAGAAATCATTGATATTATAAATAAAACCAAATTTCAAAGACTTCGACGTTTAAAGCAATTGGCCACTGCTCATTGGGTATGGTTGGGCGCAACTCATACAAGATTTGAACACTCTATTTCTGTGGCTTATTTGGCCGGTCATATGGCTAAAAATTTACAGCGAAAACAGCCGGAACTAGCCATCACAGATAGACAGATTGTATTGGTACAATTGGCCGGACTCTTGCATGATGTTGGTCATGGACCCTTTTCACATCTCTTCGACGATGTATTTTTGGCCGATAATGAAACACCCATGGCACATCATGAACACAGATCCGTCGCAATTGTCGCACTATTACTTAAGGATTCCGACTTTGAATACAGCCCGGAAGAAATTACGTTCGTTCAGTCATTGATTGCCCCAGGAACTGGTCAAGATGGATTCTTTTGGGAAATTGTTGCCAATCAGGTCAATCATTTGGATGTTGATAAGATGGAATATATTAAAAGAGACGCCCGAGCATGTGGACTTTCTCAAGGCGGTTTTGACACCGATACCATGCGTATCATCAATGCTGCTAGAGTGATTGGTGGTCATATATGCTATCATCACAAGGTCTATGAAGACATCTATAATTTATTTCAAACGAGATACAGATTACATACGACTGTTTATCGCCATCCTGCAGTTGTTGCTATTCATCATATGGTATCTGATGCACTCAGATTAAGCGGAATAGAACTAGAAAAATCCATACAAGACATTGAAACGTTTTGTCAATATGATGATACTATTCTCGATAGACTTCGCTTTTCAACGGAAAACAAAGATTCGCAAAAAATTATACATAGGATTGATCAAAGAAATCTGTATAAAGTCGTTGACACGCACAGAAGACCAAAACCATGGCCTTCTTTACCAACTGCAAAAGCTTTGGCGGAAATAGAACCAGACCTGCCTCTAGAAACTATTATAGTAGACAATTCGTGTGTTGGGTTTATAGGAAAGGAAGATGGTCATCCGATGGACAGTTTAAGATTTTACGACTCACAAAAACCCAATAAATCTTTTACGGTAAAAAGAAGATCTGTTTCAACGCTATTGACTGCTCGATATTGCGAATATTGGACTAGGATTATAGTTAGAGACACTGAATACAAAGATATTGCGGCAAAGGCCTGGAATTCTTGGAAGGCGAGTATTTAAAGTATTATAAATAAATTCAATGCAAAAAATAAAAATTACTATTGTAGGAAATCAAGATGTTGGTAAAACGTCCATTTTATTTGCATATTTAGACAAGTCCCTACTCAATACTCGCACAACCCTTGGTATAGATTTTTTCACAAAGACATCGCATCTAGGTGAGGACAGACTTAATATAACGCTATGGGATACGGCCGGAGCTGAAAGATTTAGAGCTCTTTCAGCTCAATATATGCGTGATTCTGATATTATTATTCTTACATACGATTTGTCCAAAAGAGTTTCCAATTTGCCATATTGGATGAGACAAGTTGAACAACATAGACCTAAAGTTGTTGGTATTTTAGGGAATAAAATGGACATTACAAAGCTCAATACAGAGGATTTACACGATATGTTGTATCCATGGACACGACAAAATTGGAAAGTTATCACTGGGACATGCTCGTCAAGGGATTCTAAATCTGTGAAAACTTTCTTTAGAAGATGTCTAAAAGAAGTTACAAAAAGGGATTTAGACGAGACCTTTGAACTGCCAAATATAACATTACTGCCAGAAAAGCCACAAAATAGAACATGTTGCACTTAATCCAAGATTTTCTTCGAAATAGGGTATAAAGGGCAGAAAACAAATATCAAAATGTCAGCCGCATCATCTACTTCTAAGAAAATCATCGCCAAAGCCCCAAAGAAAAGCCGTAAAGAACGTCGCCACGAAAAGGAAGTCACCGCACTTCGTGAGCGAACATCTAATATTTTGCCAGCCACTACCTTTAAACGTATCGTCATTCAGGAGGCTCAAAATCATGCCAGCTCACGTCTCCGTTTCAATGCGGATGCCATCAACGCATTGCAAGTTGCAGCAGAAACGGAAATCACCAATATTTTTAGTGGAGCTGCATTTTGCGCAGAACTAGGAAAACGAGATACAGTCACTGTAGAGGATATGCGAAACTTCCAGGCCATTCGCAACCTATAATTTTCATAAACTAAACGAAGTATTTAAACCTTAACCCCAAATATTAATGTCTATTTTAAATTGCTCTACTAGAGTTACTATTGTAAATTGTACAGGACTACCCGCATCATTCACTTTTAAACCAGATAACACCCACATGAGGTTACAACCCTTAGATTCCGCACAAGTTAATGCTTCCGTTGATACAAATGCGTCCACCATTACCGAATGGTTCCAAGAATGGGTACATCTTATCAGTTACGGACCGACGTATAACAAATTAGATTGGCAAATAGATGCAAATTCACAAGCTACAGTCAGATTCGAAGTAGAGAAGCCCATGAACGTTTTTATGAAATGGTCAGACCCGTCAGTATCATGGGAAAAACAAGGACAGGGACAATGGAATATTGACATAACCAAAGCCATTGATGTCACCATTTACTTAAGAGCAGAATTAGGACAATACATAAAAAGTGCATCACTTAAAGGACCCGCGCAAATAAAGTCGGTTGAACTTAAACCATACCTTGAAATAGGCTGTGATGACGAAATACCATTTATTATCGAAAAACAACCCGTTGCAAACATGTTCTGGTCCAAACAAATAAACCTAGACCAAATAGTCAATCCAAATAATGATTAGGTATGCAGTCATAATAATTTTCTAAAGTTTTAGGTCTAAAGTTTTAGGTCTAAAGTTTTAGGAATTGACCATCAGATTTCTAAAAGTTTAGGAAAACCAGATTTCTACAGGTTTGAATAAGGTAGAGAAACAGTAGATAATACACATAGTTGTTTGAATATATCTAAAATTTTAGGAATTGACAATTTCTAAAAATTTAGGAATTGACCACCAGATTTCTAAAAGTTTAGGATTTTCTGAGTTTCTAAAAGTTTATCCTATTTAAAACTTTATTTTACACTATCAACATGAACCCAACAACTACAACACCACCGACTACTAAGACACCTACTACACAAACACTAATGAAAACATCACCAAACGCACAGAAATCGGCTCACGGTGTCGGATACGGGTAGTTTATCAGTGTGTAAAGTCCATAAAAGATAAAAGAATTTTAGGTCTATAGTTTTAGGAATTTGTCTTTAGATTGTCTAAAGTTTTAGGTCTAAAGTTTTAGGTCTAAAGTTTTAGGAATTGACATTTACCTAATTATTTGTCGCCATGCCCGACAAGGCATTCCCAAAAATAATCCATCCTAAAAATGTCTTTGAAGTCAATGACAATGCACAATACGCCATCTCAATAGCAGCATTCTTTGAAGCCTTACGAGCCTTAGAATCTGAGTTTTTAGTGATACACAGGTCTACTAGTTGTACAAGACCAAACCCACTGTATAGAACACCAATAACTACAACAATAGCATAGACGAAATCAGGTGGTAAATTTGGATCTGTACCCGCGGCTTCGGCATTTTTCTTAGACATTTCGATGGTAAATCCAAATTGACGACCAAGGATAAACCAAACCCCACCCATAGATACCCAACCAGACAAATGTGCGATCCATGCCGCTTCTTTATCCACAGACTTTATTTTCTCCGCTACCAACCCCTGGAGCATAGTCACTGCGGTTAAGAATCCAATACCGATGATTACTAACCGCTCCCATACACCCAAAACAAGCGCGATGGCTAATTGCATAAGGGTCGCGCTAACAGCATACTCAATCATTCGCAATGTATTGGTTCCATCCTCTAAAACTTCCTTGGCATAGTTTTTGCGAGTGCATCTGAGTTTACAACATTCTACATTCCATTCTGCCATGGCCAGCGCCTGGAATGCGAATGAAAGAAAGTGAAAAACAATGACAAGCCACCAAAGTGACAATTCTGAAGTTTCTGCACTTTCTTTTGAGACACACCATTCATCGGAGACTTTGAATGCTCCAGAAGGACAAGTGCCGTTAACCGGTGGATTCCACGGTGCATAATTTTCAGACAATTTAAAGACTTGCTGCGAATCGTCTGAAGCTGCATAGAGTCCTAATGTAGCCCCTGCATTAATTAAATGTACTAACGCGGCTATCCAGTTCACCGACCAAAAAGCGGGAGCCCCCTTGCACGGACAACATTTTTCACGTAAACTTAACTTTTTTTTATAATTTCCCCAACAACTAAGAAGATTAGACATAATATTTAAAAAAAAAGTATTGTTTTATACTGTCAAATCACATCACTCGAATAATTGTTCAAGTGCGTAATCTTCACCATAAAGACGAACATTAATTATATAATCCATTAAAGGAGAAAATAAGTCCTCCGATCCAGCCGTTAAAGCATAGCGATAATTGCCTCCTTCTTCGCCCCAAGTTCCTTTCTCTACTAATAACGTTCTACCGGCCACTGTCACATTGCCCTCATAATCAGTTAAAACATAATTGGCGGATGCAGCTCGTGGTGACGAATATACTTTCCAATAGCCAGATTCAAAATATAACAATTGATAATGACCACCGTGACCATTCTGACCAGTTCTTAAGAAATAAACGATATTCGGGTCCAGAGTTTTAAGTCCCTCCGACAAATGTTCGGCTGAATCCCCCCAGTATGCCAATATATTGTCTGACGCTCTTTTCAGTCCAAAAAAAATAAGTAGATCAATCTGATCATCTTTAAGAGCTTTTCCTCGATAAGCCTTCTGTAGTTTTTCTATTAAAATATCAACCGAAGCAGGTGAAATTCTAGAAGCTGCTGAAAGTACAACTTGTTCTGGACAAGCATTGTTTAAATTCTTGAGAGGATCAAGGAGGTCTACAGGCAAGGGATTACTGCCAAGACTTAATGAAGATGGAGCAGCAGGTCCCCCAATTGTCTTAACAGAGGTTTGGGCCACTATTTTAAGTTTGAATTTACCATTGGTTTTAATTTTAATTTTCACCTGCTTTGACCCTATCTGTTCCACAAACATCACTCTATAGGTTTTATATTTACCGCTTTTTTTTAATTTTGTCCAAAGAATAAACTCGCCAGGAATCATTTTTTAAAAAATACCAATACATTTATACATCAAATCCATTAATATTTTGGAACCAACAGTATAGAAACAAAAATAAACCTGTAATATGATAGTATCTGTATTGATTTTATGTATGATAGCTGCTATTATATTTGAAATTGTTACAGTGGCTATTTATTTTGAAGAATTGTTTGACGATAATAAATATATAACTCTTTTTAGTATCGCTTCGGTGTGCATAAATTTGTTCGTCGTACTATCAGTCATAGGTAGCCTTGGACCTCTTTATTTGTCTGTACATAGACCATTTAATAATACAGACATGTTTACAATCGCTTCAGATCTACTGGAATGTGCTTCTTTTAAATCACCACATCTACATACAGAATTTAAAAGCATCCACAATTGTCTCGAGACTGTAGATATTTATGATGTTCGAAATGGACGCGTACCATATCTTAGAACCATTCCACAGGCATTTGTATTGACATTGGACGATAAATCAGTATTTTTATCAAAGAAATTTGCATCAATGTCCTTGATAGACAGGGCTCTTATAATGATACACGAATGTGCTCATATAGGCATAGGTGCCCTTGATCACGCTTATATGTGGGAAGAACGCTATAAAAAGTTAACGTATGAGCAACACATGGCCAATGCTGATTCATTTATGCACTTAGTTCTTACACAATGTACTTAATTATCTTTTAAACCTTCTTTATCTTCTAAACCTTCTACGTTTATTTCTGTTATTTCTTGGTGGGGATCTTCTTGGTGGGGATCTTCGCGTGCCTCTATTATCTGGAGGGTTACCTGGCCATTCGGGCACCGAAGAGTATCTCGAGGGACGCCGGCGCTCAGATCGATTGGAAGCAAGTGGCCTCTGTAAATCGTCGAACATTGGCGACATGGGTCTTTTTCTGTTGTTTCTGTGGTTTCTTTCATACTGTATATCTCTTTCATACGGTATATCTCTTGCAGGCGGGCGCCTGTTGGGTTCTGTCCTATAACCCGGGGGTTTTCTATTGTTTCTTTTGAACATGGGCGACATGGGTCTTTTGGTGCGTTTTTTTGTTCTTGAGGCGTCCCTGCGCGGGCTTTTTGCTGTCCGCACCTCCTGCGGCTGGCCTCGATTATGTTTACGGTACGCCTGCCACCATTTCATTTTTTTCTGTCTGTAGGAGGCAGTGCCCACTTTTTCTAATTCTTCAATGACCCTTTTTGCAATATCTAGGTCTGATTTTCTACATTTTTCAAGAATGTCTTCCGTCCAATCATCTCCATAACCACATCCATATTCAAGTACATTTTCTATACAACCAACAAACGAGTCAAATTCTTCCGAATCTTTGGGTATGCCAACGTCAATTGCCAGATCTTCTGCCATTAATAGTATTTATCACGGCCCTTATATACATTTTTCAAGTAATCCATTCTGGAATTTTCGTGTGGTCCAGGCCAGCGATCACATTTCTTAGGTTTCGCAATTCATTTTTCAGTTGAATATTTTCTGAATTCAGTTGTTTATTTTGGTGCCATAACTGTCGCAAAATATTAACCAAATCTTTTTTTGTGACCTCGGGACTCTGCGCTGGCATGCTAGATACACGAGCTGGATATGTGATTTGAAGTTGTTCCAAGGATGCAATAATTTGATCCATATATACAAAAAAGGAAATCTTTTATAGTTTATATCTTTAATAGGTGTATTAAAAGACGTTTTTCCTCCATGGGAAATTCCACCATATTGTTTAGAGTTTTGGAATTATAAGTCTTCAACATATAAGTCTTAAACATATAGGTGCATATACGTCATGACGGCCTGCGTGACGTCATATTGACACCTCTTTAACACCTCCAGTGCTCGTTCACGTGAAACATTTTCAAAGCCCATTTCTTTCACCAGCGTATGAATGAATTCTTCCAGTTCCTCCTCATGACGATTCCGAGACATGCGAGGCGTAATGTGTACCATTGGGTAAGCATCAGGGTCAACGGGAACCAAAGTTTGGTAATGGATACCCTGCGAGTAGTTCATAAAACAAATTGGACGTTCTCTCAATACGTCTTCACAAGGTTCCCTGTTTCTTTTTTCACCATCAAAATAATGATACGTCCAACCCGGTGCTCCATCAGCGTTCCAGATGGCAATATTAATATCAAAAGTTATACATGCTAAATATATGTCCAATTGTGTTGCGTAAGCGTTCGTACCGCGACCCGCTTTGGCATTGACTAGTCCCTCAATAAGCTCTGTATCGATTGTTGGCCTATTTTCCAGTGCCATGGCGAAGTTGTCTTCGTAATTTGGTTTCACATCTTCTGCAGTGATTTTCAGCCTTCTACCCACAGTGCCGTCACCTGCGAATTGATGGCCAGCAGTTACCAATTCATCTAACACTCTCTTTCGGCAATACCACACACCGTTTTCCACATCGGATTGCCCGTCCAACTGAATTTGGTCAAATTGTATCTGTTTGTCAGGTGGATAAAGTTCATTCTGTAACAGAAAACGGTGTAAAACGTGATAGAAGCAATGACCATCTCCCGGAACATTATAACCGTCCCAGTAGTGATTGCCATCTGCACTTATTAAAGTTACTTTATTGTGGCTGTCCGACGGTATCCGACCTGGATTGGGAGGGTCCTTTGCGGGCAGCATATCATTCCGAAGAATGCGACCATCACCGTTCCTATCCGAATGCCATTGCCATCTTCGTAAATCCCGAGAGTAATGATCAATTAAACGAGCTTCACTAGGTTCAAAGGACTCCGTTGGAAAGGACTCCGTTGGAACTGACGTTTTATACGTTGGAACTGTCGTTTTATACGTTGGAACTGTCGTTTTATATTGAAGCACTGGATGCTTGTTGGTACAATTGCTGATAATCGAACTTTGTTTTGTGGAAGTTTTTTGTTTTGTGGAAGTTTTTTTGAAGAAAGACATTGAATAAAGATTGAATAAAGAAATATGATTTATATAGTGTTGTTTTGTAGAAGTTGTTTTGAAGAAAAGTTACTTTTTTATCCATCAGAATGATATTTTACAAACAATTCCTTTTTTGTATTTTTAAAGAAAATTCTTCTCAGTTGACAAACCCTTAAATCAAAAAGAATTCGGATGTTATCAAATCCAAGCAATTACATTCTAGGGCAATAATCAACGACGATAAAGTCTGCCAAATCGTAATTTACCTGGGTCTCTTTATTGTTATATGTCCTTGTTTTCGTTTGAGTACTTGCGTCCTTATTATGTTCAAATGTTTTGTGTGGTTTATCTGTTTTGGGACGTTTATCTAAAAAATCGGTGTATATTGATAAAAAGATAGTTGCTGCTCCGAGGCCCGTGAGGCCACCAATAATAAAATTTAGATTAGATGTTGACATTAAAATAAAAAAACAATAACATTTATACTGGTCCTACAATGACCTCTGCAAATTTAGTTGGGTCTACATATTTATTTAAAGCACTGTTGACATCTTCTAAAGACAAGTTGGTAGTAGTCTCCTTAAATCGTTGAAATTCACGTTCGGGGTCTTTTCCCTGCATTATATATTTCAGCATGATGGCTCCAAGTTGATCTACCTCGTCTGTAGCGATAGTAAGCGATCCGATGAGTCTGTCTTTTGCATTTGAAAGTTCTAACGGTGTGACACCTTGTGCATGCCATTCCCCGATTAACTCTTTGGTTAGAAGTAGTCCTTCTTCTAGAGAACTTGGACTAAAAGTACCTTGAACACATACAATTGGATCCGTTTTACTGGATATTGTTTGAAGAACAGCATAAATTCCATATGTTCCCAGGCCTTTTTGTTCTCTGACAGTGTGCATGAGACGCCCTGTCATGCCTCCGCCCAGTATTTCACACGCTGCTTTCAGAGCTATTTTTTCTTTATAAGTCATGTCTTTTGACACTGTTTGTCCCATCATAATGGCAGTAGAGCCATAACCGTTTAATCTTTTTGTAAATGTGGACCCCTTTCTAGTAGCCGAGGTCCATTCTAACGTTTGTGTTGGTATCTTGGAATGCGCGGGTAGTATATTTCCTAAAGCCACCGCTGTTTCCGAGGAAGGTGTGATCATCGTCACATACGTGGAATCATTTTTTTTGAGATACTCATCGTGAAAACGTTTAATATCTTTTGTGGATAACTCGCTGATACGCCTAACTCTTTCATCCATTGGAATATCATACTGTGTTCTTTCAAAGAGTGCCCCAATAAAGTGTTTCTTGACCAGCCAATTTTGGTCCGTTTTTCTAGATTCTAATTCCGCAGCGAGATGTTTTTTATGCAGACTCAGGGTGCCTTCCGAAAAATTTGGAGAAAGCCAGTTATCATTGAACATACGACTAGAAGCAACCCGAATGGACTCAACAGAACATGGAAATGCCATATTCATATGAATAAACTCGTGATTGTGTCCGATAGTCATTTCTGAGTGGTTTTCGGACAAAGTGTTTGTAAATTCACTGGCAACTGACTCATTCATTGTCGCCACTAGTAAAGTGGCTTTATCGTGTTCCGCAGGAGAAAACCGAGCCGAAACAATAGCTCTAACGTAAGAAGCTCTGGGGGTATGTATGAAATGTGTGACAGGTGTCATCCTATTAATAGTCCATTGACCCTCCGAACCGGCTGTTTCTATTTGATCTAATTCTGGACTCACTTGTCCTGAAAATGTTTCTGGCGGGTGTGTTTTTTTCTCAATCATGCCCTTATTGCTTGGTATAACATGAGTTACTGTCATATTTTGTTCATTGAAGTATGTCTTTGCGACTTGTCTGATATCTTCCGAAGTAAGACATTCGAGTTGCAAATGCTTGTCTTGGAAATCTTTCCAGTTGCCCATGGACACCGATCTACCAATTTCATTCATTATATCTTGAACAGATTCTGTTCCTCTGGTCCAATCATCTATTAAAGAATTCTTTGCATGGTTTAATTGCTCACTTGATACTTTGTGAGTGATGAATGAATGCAAAATTTCTAACATTTTTTCAACGTTTGTCTCGCGTATTTCCTTGGATGTTTGCGCATAGGTTCCATGAAAAAACCAGAGATACGGGTCCAAATTTCTTGGAGCGTATGTGGAAAGATCATGGAATGTACCATCGGCAATTAAACCAGCAGCTCGACCTTTAGAACGGTGATAAACCAAGCGCGAAATAACTTGAAAGGCCACCGATTCTTTAGTATTTCCACGCGGGGCTCTAAAAGCCATACATATCATCGGACATGGACTAGGCGAGCACAATTCGACTATTCTTTTACCGTGTTGTTGTGGTTCTGGCGAATGAATAGGATTACACTCGAGACCAGGTAACATTCCTCCAAAATGCATGTCTACGTGTTTCATTATTTCTGGAGGATTGAGTGCCCCCACAAAAATCAAAGTTGTATTGTTTGGAACGTAGTATTTGGATCTAAAGTGTTCCATATCTATAGGCTTGGTTTGCTGAACGGTTGTTTCTGTACCAATGGTAGAATGATGATATGGATGTTCAAGGATTGCCACTGAAGATGTAGTATGAAACATCTTATTTCCAATTTGTTCTCCTCTTTCTAATTCATTTAACACGGCTTTCATCTCAGTAGATAGTTTATCTGCAGGGACTGCATTCTCTTTGAATCTAGCAGCATCTATTTTAATCGTCTCTTCCGTTTGATTTGGTAAATGAACTACAAAGAATCGAGTAGAATCCATATTCGTTTCAGCATTGATAACATCTCCTTTGGATGCTAGGGACCATATTTTTCCGTTTTGAATTCTAAAAGACATGTGTTCAATAAAATGGGCGGCTCCTTCTGGCGTGGTACCGGCTTCTTCCTTAGAACCCGCCGACACTGCCCTCATATAAGCCGTGCAAGAAGAGCCACTAACCGGACACAGAATGACCCTTAAATTATTTTTTTTATGAATATAAGAATACACCTTATTATTATTTAAAGTGGCGGTTTCACTGGGCTGCCACATTATAATTATGTTTTTACAACTTTATAGTCTAAATTTTTAAACCCTCTTTTACATGTGCAAACAATGGCATATCAAAGTTCAATTGACGTAGGATCTTATATAGATGATGAAATCCTTTTAGAACAGGCGGTTTTTCCCAGGCATGGAATTCGCTGACTGTTTGGTGCTGTTTGACACTAATTAAACAGGCGAAATATACGTGATATAACAAATCTTTATTCGAACGAATTGTATCGAAATTGTCAGTTCCTTCGATCACAACATGCAATTGTTCAATTATAGAACGAAACGTATCCACGGGCAAGTGATTCCAGACCTTTTGACCCTGATAGTCCGTAAATAAATAACACAACATTTTCCAAAATTGAGAGGCATTCTGGTAAAACGTTGGAACTTGAACAGCGGCTGACACCGAAGAAGGCGTTAAACTTGGACCGACAGCACCATTAACACTAGTAGAACTAGAACTACTAGAACTCATTACAGATGAAACAGACATTTTTATATTCAATCCCTTGCCATATAAAGTTTAGACAAAAATAAAATAGAATATGTATTAACTTTTATTTTTTTATAAATTTATAAAAAGTCCACAAAGAAATTTCTTTAAAATTTTAGCGCACTCCTATTCATCGACAATGTCCCTTAACACTCTCTTTGACCACGTCCTTGACAATGATACCGTCGCTGTCGACAACTATTTGACCATGCACCCCGGTGGTAAGCGTGCCAAACGTCTGGCAATCGTCTATGCAGCTGCTATGGGCAATGCAGAGATTGTAGCAGTCACGTTGAAGCATGGTATTTGCATCAATACTTATGATGTATTTAATAATTTTAGACGCCATTGGGAACCAATAAAACTTAAGAAATTACAAGCTTTAATAGAGAACGACATGAAGCAATTTACCCGTGGATGGTCACCTGCCATCACACCCGCATGTGTAGCCGCGTTTTACGGTCATAAAAACGTATTGTCAGTCCTCTGTAAACATGACTTTCGATGCATGTCCTTTAACCCTTATCTTACTCGCACACTATTTACTGGAGAAGGAAAACCGCCATCTTGGAACGCAGTTACATGTGCTCTATTTGGTCAGCAGTGGGACATTGCAACTGCTCTTGTTGATAGAGGTGTGGTTACGACCAATATAATATAGTTTTTTCTTTCTTGTAATAAAAAAATAAAAAATTATTATAATTTTTGAGATAACCATTCAAATCCTAATCTTGCCCTTTGATTTTGTGTTGCTGAACATTCAATAATAAACCAATCGCAACTTTTTATAGAATTCAGTTGTAATTCTTCTATCAGCGTAGTCTTGGAGGCGGCATTCGGAAGATCTTGTTTATTTGCCAATATTAGTAAAGGTTTTCCAACATTATCTTTATGTGAAATAATAGCATGTAATTCGTCACGGGCTTGTTGTAATCGATCTATGTCATTACTATCAACTACAAATACAATACCATGAGATTGTTGGTAGTAGTGGGGCCAAAGTGCGCGTATTTTATCTTGGCCGCCAATATCCCACATTTTAATCGATAAATTTTCTATTTCTATTTCTTCCACGTTGAACCCTACGGTAGGTATGGTATACGAAATAGCTTCGCCTAATTGTAAAGAATATAGAATAGCCGTTTTGCCAGCGGAATCTAACCCCAAAATTAAAATAGCAGTTTCTTGATGAAAAGATTTCCAAATCCAATCAAATGACTCGAATATGGATTCAAAAGATTTGGATGAAAGAGCGGCGCCCATATACATCATAAAACCTCTAATATATACCCGTCCTGGAAGTTTGTAAAAACAGTTTTTGCGTTTTTGATTAATAAAATACAGTATATAAGTCCCGCGACATTTGCTATCAAAATGGCAGCATACGAAGATTCAGCAAACCTCAACTCAGTTGGAAACGCAAGTGGGAACCATCAGCTTCAACCGTTCTTTGGATCGGTGGAGCCCCAGTACCAAAGGATGCTGGCAGAAGATAAGTTCGCACACGAGACTTATAACTTGCCTAAGGCTTACGAAGGCAAGAACAAGCACCTTGAAACCGTGCTCGACTACCTTATCACAGAGGAAGATGCCTGGTACACGTCAGCAGTCCTCCCTTGGGTACTCACAGAGGATTTATCCGTTAAGTGGGATATCTTCCGTTTTAACAAAACCCTGATGGATTTGGAGCCGCATCAAGGTGTTCCTCGCTATGTGACTGCGGAACGTGAAAGTAGGTCAGATCGATTGGTACGAAGAGGCCTCGCTTTTATTATTGAACACGGATTTTACAAAACTGATCAAGGTCGCCAGCATTACCTGATGAATCTTAGACAGATCGTCGATTCGGTGAACGAGACCGCCTACCATGGTGTCATTCACGCCCTCTTGTCCAGCAAGAACCACTACAAAGAGTGGGATCGCCAACACGGCGCTGTTGTTACGCGCGCAGGCCAGCTTTTGCGTAAGCAACGTCGCAGATGGGCAGTTGTGCAGAAACAGGAGCGTGGCCTCTACATTTTAGATGCCGAGCTCAAGGACCAGATGAAGTACGAGGGTGTCCGCCCAAATGTGTGGATTCTCCCATCAAAAATGTCCATTTACGTGACCATGGTACCGTCAGCAGAAGTCGAGTTTTACCGCAAGGGCGCCGGTGCCGCGGCCAACCTCGAGAAGGGTCCAGATAACCTCTTGACCTTCCGTGGTTCCAAGGTGTTCGAGACTCGTCCTTTCGATATCGATTTCATCGGCGAACCTCGTGATTTACTTGTCCGTGAACGTCAGATTGGCGAATACTTTGTGTTCCCACATGACGATGGCAAACAAATTACCGGCGATAAAAGAGATATCTACATCTACTCGATGGACGACGATAACTTTGTACGCATGGATTACGCTGAATGTGCCAGAAAGGCTAAAGCCAATGCAAGTCTCTGCGATGAAAAATCGAAAATTTTCAAAGGACGCGCCGCCGCAGATAAAGACGGCACTGTGCTTCTCCTACGCCCATTTCAGACATACAACATGGCATCCGCTGTGCTCATGAAAGGTGGATTAGATACCGGATTTACCGCACATGGCCACCACGACTTTATGTTAACGGACGATGTTATTCACAAAGTACACATTGGCCACTATACTTTCTACCATAAATCGGTTGTAAAACAGCCAAAGAACCTCATTATCGCAGAAGATATCTTTTCTGTGGGCTATGTCGCAGGTGAGGGCGCCAATGTTTTCGACGGTGGTGAAGGCAAGGGATCTTTCCTATCACAATTGGCAGAGGACAGATTTACCTGCGATCTTATCCCAATCTGGATTCCAAAGTCTTATGGCAAATACTCACTCCAAAATCCTTTGGATCTTTGTGGCGGCTACAATGCACGCACTCTCGACACAAATAATTCTCAACTTGACGATTCCGAAAAACATTACCCAGGCGCAGACGCTTACGCAGAAGCACTTGGATTCGAGCGCCTACAGGTCTATGGATCTCCAGATGAAAACTTCTTGAGCCCAGTCAGACACCTCAACACTGTCTGCTTCCAGGGACACCAACTGGCTTACGACTCCAAGAAAGAATCTTTCACCAAAATTACCTTAAATACCGGTCACTGGGGCCCTAACGTGTACCCAGGCTGTCGCGCCGTCAGAAATGGCGAGAATGCGTTCCTTAAGGACATGGAATACGAGAAATACCGCGTAGGAGGACAACTCTCATAAATTATCTTTATTAAATCTTATTCTAAATTAAAGTAACAAAAAATTAAAGTAACAAATATTATTATTTCAAACTAAATGTGTTTTAAAAGCAATCCCAAGACAATAACCCTGCCGTCAACAATAGCCCTTGAAAGAGTCCGCATATGGCGTTTAAAGAAACCCAAACAAAAAGAACCATACATCTATGAACTTACTATCATGACTGCGGATCTCAATGACCAACTAAGATCCAAGGTATTCGATGAAATTAATAAAATAATTGAAGAACAATTGCAGAACAATTAGCCAGTATTTAAGTTCGATCCATTAAATAAAATGGATAACCCATTACTATTCCCAACAGAAACAATTCCGATGGCTACTCCAAAAAGGGTCCAGAAAAAAAATAGCCGCTCTAGATTTTGGGCATTTATTATTGTAATTGTAATTGCATTTAGTCTGTTATTATTTTTACGAACATCTACAACCTCTCCGACTGCGGGTCATACATGTGGCCCTCATACAGAACTAATCGGCAATGAATGTGTTGGAGAAGATACTACTGCACTCATTGCCGCAAAGGAGGCTGCTGTCACAGACAAATTAGCAGCGGTTGCAGACAAAGAAGCCGCTGAAGCTGCTAAAGAAGCACTCATTGCCGCAAAGGAGGCTGCTGTCACAGACAAACTAGCAGCGGTTGCAGATAAAGAAGCTGCAGAAGCTGCTAAAGAAGCTACACTCGCTGTCATAGATGTCGCAATCGCCGATAAAGAAGCTGCGATTGTGACATCTATGTCACATTTAAATGATAAAGAAGCCGCTGAAGCTGCTAGAGATACAGCACAAGCTGCTAGAGATGCCGCTATTGCCGAAAAAGAAGCTGCGGCAATAGCCAAAGATGCCGCCGAAGCTGCTAAATCCACCGCATTAATTACCAAAGCAGCAGCCGAAGATGCTCGTGATGCCGCGCAAGCCGCCAAAGAAGCTGCCGAAGCGGCTAGAGACGAATGTTTAGAAGGACAATTCAGCTTCAAACCCGCGGACAGTGCTGCTTTGAAGACCGCTGTTAACGAATGTCTGCAAGGAAATCCAGACGGATCCTGTACATCGAACGGTGCGATCGGTGATTGGGACGTGTCTTTGGTAACAAACATGGACAACCTGTTCGATGGAAGAGCTGTGTTCAATCAGGACCTGTCCAAATGGGACACGAGCTCGGTAACAAGTATGAATTTTATGTTTGGGGGCTGCAGTGTATTCAATCATGACCTGTCCAAATGGGACACTGGGGCAGTGACATCGATGAGTTACACGTTTCTCAACGCTTATGCGTTCAATCAGGACTTGTCCAGCTGGGATACGAGTAAGGTGACCACTTTCAAGAATATGTTTTATCAAGCATCTGCGTTCAACTCTGACGTGTCCGCTTGGGATACAAGTTCGGCGACAATTATGTCAATGATGTTCTTCCGTGCATCTGCGTTCAACTCTGACGTGTCCGCTTGGGATACAAGTAAGGTGACTACCATGGAAGCCATGTTCGAAGATAGTGGATATGCCGGAACATTCTGTGGTGGTACATGGGAATCCTTATCAGGAGCAAACAGTGCATTTACGGCACTCGGCACTAGTACCGCTCGGATCCAATGTTCTTCAGACTCTGGCGACAACGGTGGAGTTGCTTTTGATATTAGCACTCATGGTACGATCGGTGCTGTTTGCGATTATATCGACGATAATGTTGGGGGATATCAATGCACGTCGATGGACCTCATTTTGGAGGAAGGATCAATATTGACCGGTCAAGCAGCTAAAGATGCTTGCGACACAATTGCCGCCAAAATAACAGCAGTAACAGCGGCAGATGAAACGATGCCGGACTGGATTGCAAACGAGTGTAAAGCGGGCCATGCAGAGGAGGATTTTAGTAAATGTATGTGCGTAGTGCAGTGGTCGGATTCCAGTTCCTCGGACCCTGATGGTGCTTTGTACACGGGGGCACTATTCGATTCAGTTACCAACTTTAATGCGGGCTGGGGAATTCCACAAAACTGCAACAATTGGCTTGCCAGGGGACGCAATAGGAGTTGCGTAACCACTACACCTTAATCAACGCCCCCCCCAAAAAAAATATAAATAATTAAACTTTTTGAAATACATTTATTTATTAAAATCATAGTATGACCAATCAGTTAATGTAGAAGTATGGTTTATATTTTTCAATGTCATTAACTCGTGTTCTCTTCCCGGTGCAATGTCAAATAAATCTTGAAAAAAACTGCTTTTGACCGCCTTTGGAATTAATTTTCCGGGATGTACCATCCATTCAATTGTACCAAATGCTCCTGTCAGCGAATTCAAAAATCGTTCTATAGACATATCCTCACCCATTAGCGCTAAACCTATGAAACATTCAGGTGCTAGAATATTATAAGATCTATACACCAACCGACCTCGGAGGCACGTAGGAAATCGACTTTCATATCTTTCTTTACGTTCCGCGTCCAACCATTCATAATTTGAAATGTCTTCATCTGGTATTCTAGTAGATTTAACCCCATATTTACTGAAAATGGGTGCTAATATATCGGGCACGTTTGGGAATATATGTACGTGTTGATGCCCATCAATGTGCGACGGATATTCACCGGTCAATTCTTTGAATTTTTCAATTTGAGCGATGGTTTCTTTCTCAATCGCATCCCCGTATTGTTCTATGGAATGATGGATTAAATTCCAGAAATCACATTTATAATACATCTCGTTTTTTTCATTTGTTATACTGGATGGTCCAGTTAAAGACCCACCTTCGGTCAAATTCAAGTGAAGTGAAAGATATAAACCAAGCTCTTTCGCTTTTTCAGCTGCTTTTTTGCAGGTTGGTCCGTTTACCATAAGTGAAGCAGCTGTGATAGCATTACACTCGAATGCCTCAAAAATTCCAATGTCTCTATTTTCTGAATATCCTAGATCGTCAGCATTGATAATTAATGGCATTCGATATTATAATGTATAGGGTTTATATAATCAAATGTCTAAAGTTTTAGGTCTAAAGTTTTAGGAATTTGTCTTTAGATTGTCTAAAGTTTTAGGTCTAAAGTTTTAGGTCTAAAGTTTTAGGTCTAAACTTTTAGGTCTAAAGTTTTAGGTCTAAACTTTTAGGAATTTGTCTTTAGATTGTCCCTAGGTCTAAACTTTTAGGAATTTGTCTTTAGATTGTCTAAAGTTTTAGGTCTAAACTTTTAGGGGTCTAAAGTTTTAGGTCTAAACTTTTAGACATGGTCGTAATTGATCCGTATAAATAGAGACTCTGTTAACATAAAATGTCCGTTTTTACTCCAAATATTCAGACTACAAAAAATAATTCTGGGACCAAATTACTATGGGCGTTATGCAACCGTTACTCTGAGTCCGTCGGAGCGCTTGATAACCACCATAACGACCCGAAAACCTTTTTAAAAGTAAGAGACGCCATTATTCAGTTTTTTACTGAACGGATGACAAAAGGGTGGGTTTTTGATTGGAAGGTGATTATAGACAGTCATCTTTTCGACCTACCTCGACTACAGTGGGATATCGAGATATTGAATAATATCTCCAGAAACAGTCTAAACAAACATGCAATGCTACAACTCGAGCCGCTCGACCCTAAAACCGGTCTCTTTATTCAGAAGGAAGTGGACGAATATCTAAAGATTGCAGGGATCTCATTTGATTTGAAAATGCGTACTGGGTTTATTGGCATTGATGGTTATAGTTATAACACGCATCGTCGTCCCCACAATATGCCAACATATAAAGTAGATAAAGAATCAGAGGCGTACAAAAAATCAAAGCTTGAATTTGAAAAAAAGCAAGCAGACCTGCGTTTAGATTACAACCATAAAGCTAAACGTCTTCATAATAACGAAACCGAAGCCGACAATTCCGCTTGTGTAATTTGTTAAAACTACATTTCAAGTCTAAACTTTTAGGTCTAAACTTTTAGGTCTAAACTTTTAGGAATTTCAAGTTTGCGACGGTCGCACAAAGACACTATAAATAATAACTGGGTACTACATAATATGGGAAATACTTGGGGATCACTGAACGAAGAGGAGAGAGAAAAGATTATCCTTGTTAAAAAAAAGAAGGTCTCGTTTGCGCCAAAACCACAGCTGCGTCAATCATCGGCACGTGATAAACATGGAGAGGCGATAAAAAAGACTGCTAAAATTGTACAATGGGAATATACTAATTTTAACCACGGTGAATTTTTCAACAAAGACCTAATGGAAATGAAACTCTTGAAAGGCGAAGACATTCCAGACGAGTATTTGGAGCGCTTACTAACAAAGGTAAAAAGAAACGACAGTATGAGCATTTTAGAAATCGCCAAAGAAATCAGGGACTGGGTGTTAACAAAGATACGTAAATTAGCAAGTGGTGTTGTTAGTAAAGTCCCGTTCGGTCACACTTATACAATGCAGAGAAATTTTATTCCAAATATATTACAACCACTCGTAAGTAGACTTAACAAATTCGTCCAAGATAAAGAGAATTTGCGTCCATCAGAAAAATCAGTAGCTACCACTCATGGAAAAAGTACATTAATGTTTTGAGTGTTGACAGATGGTACCGCCCACATACACTCCTATTTTAGAGTCTAAACTTTTAGGAATTTATTGCTATAAACATACATTTTTTTTTCATTTATATGCTTAAACCTTCTACGGCCTTACAAGAACATTGGAAAAGTGATTGTAAAAAAAGTTGCTCAATGTATTGGATCTCCATGAAAGCCATGCCATTTACTCGATATGAGAGTTGTGTCAGGGAATGCGTCCAAAAACGCCAAACAGAAGAAATGAACAGGATTAGCTCTATTTTGGATGTAGAAATGCCTATAAAAGACCCGGCGAAATAGATAAGATGACCGACCGGCCAACATTTGAATATGCCGGAATGCCAGTTCGCGCTGCGGGTATATTAGTCTATACTTTTAGAGGGCATCAGACTGTTCGTTTGTTCCGTAATATTAATGGTCGTTTGGAAGACATTGGTGGAAAGACGGACTCAACCGATAAGAATGAAGTAGATACGGCGGTCCGTGAGTGTGTTGAAGAGACGAACGGCAAGTTGTTTGATGCTAAACATACCCGTGAAGAATGTGCAAATATTTTAAGGGATTTAATCGCAACTGCATCTCAAGTTGAATATAGTAAAAAAAGCAAGTACTTGTTATTCAAGTTAAATGTCCATCCTGGAATTTTGGAACAGCCTATGAAACGATTTGGTCTTAAAGAGGAAACAGATTGGGGTGTTTTAGAACATTACTATCAATGGAAGACGGGTAAACCTTGGAAAAGACATCCTAGACTATTTGGTATGAAATTGTAAAATAAATTATTCTAATTCTATTTCTAAATCGTGACTATGTTCAAATAATGGATTTTGAGGGACTGTGCCCTGTGAATTAGTTCTACTCGGGGCCGCGGCAACGGTGGGTGGTTTTGTATATGTTAAAAGACCTAGAACTAGTGTATTGGAAAGAGTAATGGTATATGGTATTGTAGCCATATATGGATGTTTGCCACCTATTTCTAGTGCTATTGATAGTGGTAAAAAAACTCCTATCCACGTTGGCACCGCAATTTTTATGTACAAATCTGTTTCTAATCTTTTTAAAAGTGCCCATATCATGGAATGTATGGAATTCGCCATGAGAGTAAGTAGAATAATGGACAAAAAATCAAGTGGCCAATTATTTGTCTGAAAATTTAACATTAGAGCGTGTGCGCCTGCTATTACCATGCCAAGAAGTATGCCTAGTATTGGTATGGCTTCTAATTGTGTTTCTAATGTGTTTTGTAAGAATTCCACGTTAATATTTTTCCACTTGCTGGCGCATATTTCACATTCTTTTCTCCTACTAATAGTGATCCATCTTTGAATACACTCTTCATGGACTAGTCCTGTAGAACCAGAACAATTACAAACAGAAAGTAATCTATTATTTTCTTGTACGTGCCCTTCGTAGCAAATACGACAGGTCATAAGACTGTAGTTGTTTATGATCTAATTAAAGCTCCCCTAAATACCATGTTTATATTATTCAAAATGTATAAATTTTGGAACATGTTGCTGGCCGATGTCCTTTTTTATTGCAGAGAGTGCATTTCTTTTTTTTATTTAGAATTGAACCATGTCTTCTTGTTCTGCAACCTGTGCGACACCCGCACTGTCTTTCATGGATTTTGCATTTACGAAGTTCATGACCTATATGACCACACCATCCACATCTTTTGCGTCGATTTCGATTTCTTCTAAATAATGCCCTTCTGGCGTTCAATGTCCGTCTAGCGTTTCTTTGTACCAGTATTGGGTTGCGTCTAGCCTGTATATTTCTTTGAAAGTCTCTGCGGGCGGACATGCCTCTAACTGTGGATGGGACAATTGGTCGGTATAATACGGGGAGGGCCGGCTCTGGTGGTTGTTCAGAGTTTGAAACTCTAAATCCTACCTTTTTAATATCTTCTTCGCAGAATTGGTGTCCGCACGGCAAAGCCATCATTATTTTGCCCTTTGTGAGACATACTGCGCATTCATTTTCCGACTGATATAGTTTGATAGCACAGTTTGGGTCAATGTATACGCGGTTGCACAAGGGGCATTTGGGTGCCATTTTTTTGATATTTACTCTATTTATAATTCAAAATTTAGGGATTGGTCAGTCTAAAACTTTAGAATCGTTTGAGGATGTTATTTTCTAAATTGAGATCATAGTATATAATTGGCGTTCTGTAAATGTAATAAATGCGTTATAATGTTGTATTTGTTGGTTCTGTGGGTGGTGGTAAAACTTCCATCATAAAAAGAAAATTATCTGCAAATATAAACAAGCATGTTTCGACAATAGCCGTTGATTTTGTTTCTATGAAATTGGAGGATATAGAAGTATCTGTATGGGATACGTGTGGCCAGGAGAGATTTATGTCGATAACCTCTTCTTATTTTGCCCGTGGTCATGTATTTGTATTGGTACATGACATTATAGATTCAAAAGTGATGGACGATTTAGAGAAATGGAGAAAAGAAATAGTTGACAAAAAACCCGCGCGTCATTCTCCAGTTATCATTGTAACATCGAATAAAACAGATTTGGGGGTTTTTCCTGGCGAAGGTGTTACAGAATGGGTTTCAAATAATATGTTTGACCATGTATATACATCTGCAAAAACAGGAGAAGGTATAGATAAATTATTTAGTAAGATACATGACGCTATAACAGTTCATCAATCCGATTGGTTGGCTCCCTCTTTGCCAGTACTGCCGGAGATGCCTGCTGCTGATAGATCACCTGGATGTGCTTGTTGAAACAGTTGTTGCAATCTCAAGACAAATAAATTTTTATTGATCATGGTTTGTATCGTTTCGGAAATATTTAATTTGTTGGGGTCGATTTCAATTGTATGAATCAGTTTTAATTCCATAATATATTGTAATCCTGTTGTATCTTTTAGAACTATCCAATCTAGGACGGCTCGACAGTCTCTTCCTTCGTATTCTTGTACGAAGTCTGCAATTCTTGCAATACAACATACTTGTGGACTGGTCCGATAATCTTTGTAAGTGAGTCCGGCTTTTTTTTCCCACGAACTTACTATTGAAGCCAAAGAAGGTCCTATATCAACAGTTGCTCTAAATGTTTGTATTTTCGGCGCTAAAAAGACGGACATAATATAGATGCTCCCCGTATCCCTAAATATGTATTTTTTTGTATAGTCAAATCCAAATTTTTTAACAAAGGGGACTATAAGACTTTATTATATTCCATTAAAATGTTCAAAACTATTGTACTAGCAACTGTAGCATTCACTGGAGCCGCCTTGGAATTGACCCCTGATAATTGGGATAGTGAAACCGCTGGCAAGACTGTATTTGTCAAATTCTTTGCTCCATGGTGTGGGCATTGTAAGGCCATAAAACCGGCTTGGGACAGTCTCATGGAAGAATATTCTTCGTCCGAAACCGTTTTGATTGGCGACGTTGATTGTATTGGATCTGGTAAGCCTCTTTGCGACGAGGTGGGCGTTCAAGGATTCCCTACAATTAAGTACGGCGACCCTAGTAATTTGGAGGCTTATAAGGGTGGTCGTGATTTGGGAGCATTGCAGACTTTTGCGAGTGATTTGAAGCCTGCTTGTAACGTCGGTACTTTGGAAAATTGTGATGAAGATCAGAAGACTTCCATTGGAGATTTTCTCCAAGTTTCCGAGGAAGATCTCCAAGAGAAGGTTTCTAGTTATGACGCAACTCTTAAATCTATTGAAGATACTTTTAAGAGTGAAGTTCAAAAACTTCAGACCACCTATCAAAATCTAAATGTCAAAAAGGGCGAAGATATTGCCGAACTAACCCGTGAATCAAAGATTGGAGTAGTTAAGTCTGTTCTTCAACATAAACAAACGAAGAGTGAGTTGTAAATTTCTAGATTTTAAATATTAAAAAAAAAAAGGTTATTATTTCTAAAAAAAAAGAGTATTTGTATCTCGATTAGTTGTCATTAATGACTGATGCAATCATCTGGTGGTCTGCTATTATAGCTGGTAACCACAGAACCATAAAAGACTTAGTGGTAAATGGTAGTAACCCATTTCAAACCTTAAACGGCCAAACAGCGGAGGAAGCGGTTCTTTCATTCTCCCGAAAGTTGTTTCGCGTCACATCTGATGAGGATGTGGTAGGGCGCCGACGCTTGCAACGTTATTCTGAAATAATATCTATTCTACAAGTGGCATCTATAGAATGGCATTCTAAAGCGGTCCTTAAACGTTTTTTACGTCGTTGGTTGCGGGCGTATAGACGTGCAACTTTATTGCATCCATGAATACTTATTAAAAGAGCTTGCCGCTGTCTGTGCGCCGCGCCTTTACAAGTAAATAAATACAATCCTATTTGTGTTCGGCGACTATTTAAGACCAATGTTAAAAGTTGAATGTATAAGCAGCATACGGTTTGCAAAATAAAAGCCTCTAAAAAACCGTCTCTTCTAGAAGTGAAATGTGAAAAAAGTGGGACAATTTATTATACAGATGGCAAACAAATAAGTTGGACAAAAGAAGCGTTATTGAAATCCCCGAGTTACCTTCAAAATAGTGTATTTCAGGAAGATAAACAAACTAAATGAAAAATGTACCTTTATTAACCTTTTATTTATTACTTGGGTTTTGTTTTCAATTTCCCACTGTTGCAATGCGATATTGGATGATGGAAGAGGTTAAGGTGAGTCCGGCGCAAATGTCCGCTATCTTCGGCGTTGTTGCTATTCCTTGGTGTATGAAACCTATTTATGGGTTCATATCCGATTCATATCCATTGTTTGGACTAAGACGAAGACCATACATGATAATCATGTCGTATGTATCCTGTTTAATGTGGATTATTTTACCGTTTGTTCCCCATGACGAATTCTTAATTACGTTAGTGATGACATTATCTTCCGCCGGTCTTTGTTTTACGGATGTAATGGCAGATTCTTTACTTGTCGAGGCCGCAAGGGATGAACCAGAAGACAAAAAGGGCATTATACAATCTTGGGCTTGGATAATGCGTTTTATTGGCGGGCTTTTGGCTTCCGGCGCTGGTGCCCTTTGTTACGATTGGTTTGGTTCAAACCAAACCTTTTTATTGAATTCCATGGTTCCAGTTGCGATTGCGGTGTTATCTATGTTTATTCCTGACAAAAGAACGACCGAAATAACAGATTGGCGCGATACTAGTGGTAAATTATGGTCTGCAATTCGCCAGCCAATGATTTATAGACCTGCTTTATTTATATTTTTGATTTGTGTGACACCTGGTTATGGCGGTGTGATGACATTTTTTTATGAACGTGAACTGGGATTTACAGCCAATGAATTTGGAATGTTAGATATCATGGGATATATCGTTTCAATCGCGGGTACATTTATCTACAAAAGATTTTTAAGAAATGTATCTTTCCCAAAGATATTTTTCTGGGCTCTTTTCTTGTCATTTGTTCTGGAAAACACATTGTTATTGCTAGTACTTCATACAAATAGAGAGATGGGTATACCCGACTTTGTATTTGCTTTGATTGAACGCATAGTTATAACATTGGTCGGACAATTCATCTCTATGCCTATGGTTGTTTTGGGTGCTCGTGTTTGTCCAGTAGGTGTGGAAGGGACTTTGTATGCCCTTTTAATGTCGATTACAAATATGGGTGATGTAGTTTCGTCGGAATGGGGATCTTTATTAACATCAATGTTTGGCGTAACTTCTACAAATTTTAAGAACCTGTGGAAGTTAATGTTGCTTTGCAATCTCTTTGATCTCATTCCGTTGTTTTCTATCAAGTTAGTGAAGGGAGTGAGTCCAACTGCAAGCAAGACTCGTGAAACGTCTATTTAATCAAATATTTTTCGGTTGAATGAAACGAACCCACTCTGGTCAAAGGAAAAAAAGAGAAGATCCACAAGTATTAACTTATAAAAAAATCGCTCATATTTCGAAAAATTTGGCAAAGTTAACAGAACAAACAAATCAATACAAAGCTTTGTCGAAACAAATACTGGAGATAACAGAACAACCGGACATGCCAGTGACGCTTACGGAAGAAAATATTGAAAATATTATGAAAAATATTATTAAATGGTTATCGTCCATTGATGAAATTCAAGTTTCATCCAGTAGAACTAGAGACGAAGCACTTATAACACTTCGAAAGTTGGACGTTCTGGACGACGATGCTTTAAAAGGCGCTGCTCTCATTCTTACAGAATCCGAAACTCGCCTAGCCGCTCTAGAAGGTATACTTTCGCGATTCGCGCGGATTGTGCGTCACAAAGCATCCACAAAGACTATTGAATCGCACACTACTGAATGGCTGAAACGTTTTTTCTCACAATGGGTCAAAACGAATGCAGCCATCCGGCTGGCACGTGGTCAATTTAAAGAATTAATAAAAAGTCTAATTTTGGATGCCTAACATCCAAAGTACATATTTGGCGTATAAGGTCCGGTTCATCGAGGTCAACAATGAGGCGCGTTCAGTGCTTGTCAATATTATCCTTGCTCCTAATTTTATCTCTTTTAATAATAGAAGAATGTAGACAACCTCTATACATGGTTCCGGGAGCCATTGTTGGTACATATATTCTGTTTAATGCTTATCCTTGGTTAGCCCGACGAATGCATCAGAGGAAATTAACATATGAAGATCTTGAAGTATTTGAAGATGCAAATCCAGAATTAAGAAAACGTTTTCAAATCGTATTCACTCGTATTCAACAAATTGGTGGTTCGATATGCGCCGGAATTATTGTAGCCTATGCTTGGTCACAATATCATTCCGGAACTGGTACCATATATCAAACCATTGGGGTACTAGGAGGCCTTATCAGTCTTTATGCTAGAATCTTTGGGTATATCGGAGGATTTTGCATATCTTGTCTTTATAAACTTAAACGGGCAGAGCGCTATTCTGCAGAAAACGGCACAGGGAATGCATATACACCGGAACATCCGAATCCAAACGCGATAAAACCACATAATACAGAAAATAGCAATGAAATATTGTAACATTTATTTATCCTTTTTATCTTTATATACTCTACGGCGTTTTTTAGGTCTTTTCTCCAGACAGTCACTATGCTTGTATGCTGTAAATAATGCTATGAGCATGGCGTCTGCCACGTCGTCTCTTTTATTCTTATCAAAACGTTGGAACCATTGTTTATTTTGTGTACTAATGGGCAATGACGGGACTATATCTACAGAGGCTTTTTTATTTTTGGCATAATTGCCAGTAGAAATTTTAAAATGACATCGAACTGATCTAGGACTAATCATAACGGATTTCCCCCACATAAAACATTCAAAAGCGGCTGCAATAACTTTGAATTTAGCAGCCATTTGGATTTCGATACATACCAAATCGGCAGAAGCAAACACTTCCTTAGAAGCATCTATAAATGTACGTACTAGAAATGTATATTTAGTATGTTTATCTTTCGGTTGATCTTTCAATAAATTATATCTACCAAAACTCTTGAACGATCCAGCGACCGTATCATACACAGCCCAGCCTAAATTTTTAAGACCTGGATCTATAGAGAGAATGAGCATATTATACATTTTGAATAATGTCTCTAAATAGTGTCAGGTCATGACTAAACAGGATTTATTCACTTCGCCGCCGTTTTCTAAAATATTTGCTAAACACTTGTTCTGTAGGCTCGTCGGGGGCATCGTTGGATTCCATAACAATTGTTTTTGGTTTATGTCCCGTCACAATGACCCGTTCTGGCATTGGGATCATAGAAGGACGTGCATCCAAAGGTGGTCTTTCCGGAGCAGGAGGTTGAATATATTTTTCATATTCTTCAAGGACATCGGCACGAAATATTTTATTCTTTCTCAATCGATTTAGTCTAGTTTTTTCCTTATGACACGCAGGACATAAAGCCTGTAAATTAGAGACAACGTCTTTACCACCATCTTGGAGCTCTATAATATGATCTATTTCGAAATTCGGTGGTATTGGAAATAGATTACATCGCCGACATTTATATTCCTGTCTATAAGCTATTTCAACACGCATAGATCTGGACAATACTCTTTTGGGGATTTTTTTCGTATATTTTGTGAGTCCATGTCTAAAATCATTGACCGTTGGATTTGAATAATTGTCCAAATACCACGATAGGAAATGATGTATTGATTTACAACTAACAAATGTAATCTCCTTCACCTTTTCATGTTCCAAGTGTTTTTTACTCCATTGATACCGATTTATATAATTCATAAATTGCTCCTTCGAACAAGTGAATACAGACCGTATATCCGACATGCGAATAAAGTATTGGTCGCTGAGTTGTACAATTTCCATTTTTGTACCAAAAGTGCTGCAACAAGTGAGATCCGATTTATACGTATATAAAGCCGATTTTTTACAATGATCAATATGCTCCAAATGGGGCATCCAAGCTTAGTGGCTGTAGGGCCAAGCCCCCTACAAGAAGGTTCGCCTTTAAAACGACCTAGAAGTTTACAGGACGTTGGTCAGCAACCATCGACACAAAAAATAAGAATAGATACCACGGGAAACCATAAAAACAGTATAGAAATAACACCGGCAGAGCAGCAAGTCGCAGTTGACCGTCAACTTCCACAAAGGTCTCAGGCAGCTGTAGAACAAAAAGAAAAACTGATTATCATGCGTTTCAAGAAAGCACTGAGACGAAACGATTCCACAATGCTACAAAGATGTTTAGAATTTGGATATACACCGTCCGTTCAGGAATGGTTGTGTATTATAGGTAAAATGCATGTTGCGACTGCTATGTCGTGCGTTTCTTTAGCCAGGACTCTAGAAGCACCTTGCATATCAGCAGCTATTCGAAGACAACATAAAAAATTATTCAAAGAAGTCATCACCAGAGTAGAGGAAGTACCAAGGGCACACATGCAATCTTTAATGGCAGCACCCGCATACTATCTCGAAATATGCCTTAATAAGGGCTTAGACCCAAACATACCCCTAAAAAACCAACGATTGCCACTAGAACACGCTTGCGCACATTCGCGCATTTCTCATATTGAAATTCTTTTAAAAGACACCAGAACTTCTGTGTCACAAAATGTTTGTCGATTCATGATACGACAAAACAAACAACAAAAATTTGCAGAAAGAGCCATTGAATTGTGCGATGACATAGTACCCAATATGATCCTGGAAGCAATAGTAGCCAACGTAACGTCTGCTCTTCAATCCATCATGACAAAACTCGAAGAAAAATACGAGGAAGTACCACAATGGGATGAAATAACACACATGCTCAGATGTCCAATATCACAAGATTATTCAGCCGATTTAGTTAAAACACCCGTCAATGACCACTACTATGATAGAGCCCAATTATTAACATGGGTAAGGTCAAAAGGAACAGATCCATTGACTAGAGAACCACTAGCTGAATCAGACCTTTTATTGAGATCAGAGTTTTTAAAAGACTATGCTAAAATTTTACAAGCAAAAATACAACAATTAGAAAAATAATTCTTTTTCATACTTTTATTCTATTACTTCTGTTACTTCTGTTTCAACCTCTACTGCCACATCTAACGATTGACCCGCACTAAACTCCACATCCTCGGGAATCGGAACCGTACAACGCCGCGAAACAGGTACCTGATCTACAGATACGATTGATACCACCTTCACGGCGTTCATTTGGCGCGCCGCCATAGCCCCACGACACGAAACAAAAGACAATAAAGCAAAAAACATCGCAGTACCGATATTATAAGGAGTTTCAATACAATAACGCTCAGACATCTCGTACGTCTCATTCGCTACAGACACCAAACAACTATGATTACGAGATACAAACTGCTCCTGACAATCATCCGAAGAGCACCAAGACATCACAGTTGTCAACACAGAAGAAAACGACAAAAAATTAACCAAATTGAAAAAACCAACAAATCCCTGGATACCACTAAATAAAGCCAAACGACTTTTATCCACATTTTCAGAGGCACGCAATCCCATCAACGGGATTAAAATGCCAAATAATAACCAAGTAGCACCAAGAATTGACCAACGAAGATCATCGGCGTGGTGCAACTTGTACGAATACGCAGTATACAAGGTAAAGCAGCCATGAACAACTACCAAAGCTTTAATCCAACTTGCAAGCTGACCGTTTGGCTTCTCAATGAGTTGAGCTTCATAGATCATATTTGAAAAAAATACAAAGCATTTATATAGTTTCTATTTAAGTTAAATGATCAACCAACTTCTTAATAGTACTTGGACCGATAGATCTTTTAGATGATATACGTATGTCACGAAGGCTAGATGGATTAGTAACTAGAACATTTTGGAGTACACACAAGCTCGAAAACTTTTTTATCAATGCAGACGCTACAGATTCAGAAGTTATCTGCATCAACATTAGTTGAAAAACATTATCTTCTTTACGCTTTCTTTTACTCAATAATGACTTAAGGCCACTAGAACCTTTGATATCCGTACCGATCTTCTTACACAATTGCTGCAAATGCATAGAGGTATCCTCAAGACCTCTTGTTTGTAGAACCCACATATTATCCCGCAACATTGTATTCCAAATAGCAGAAGATAACGTTTCCGGACCCTTAGATTGCCCATATAAACTACCCTCAATTATATAAATTACTATTGCACCCGATGCAGCCAATCTAGATTTTTGCTCGCGCCATCGACCATCTGAAATAGATGACGCAAAATCATCCGTACGCTTACGTTCAATTAAAGCCAGAGAACCATTGTTAGAGATTTGAATATCTCCGACAGGCAAACGCTTCACCTGGTGGGGAACCTTTTCAGACTTTAAACGTTCAATAAGATCGTGCTCACGATCATCTATAATCATTTGTTTAGATAATATAAAAGTATTTTTTTTTAACATGTTCTTAATTTATGTTCAGAGGGCAGTGCTCCGCCGAATGCTTCTTGGGGGCATTGGTACATTTACACGAGAAAATACCGGAGCCGCCAAAGAACTTTGACGCTCCATACCAGTAAATGCTGCCGGTCCACCAGATACAGCACGCAAAGATGATTGCGTTGCCGCTCTAAAAGCTTGAGGGGCAGCAGAAGCTGTAAACTCTATAGATGTGTCTTCATTGAATCCCATTGACGGTCCCACAACTCGAGCATCGCCGATATTAGCGGCCATAAAAATACATTCTACAGAGTGTTCCACCTTCAATTTCTCCAAAGCAGTACGGACAGTATCCGCAGATACTTCAGAGCATGTGTCTTGACCATCTGTCATCGCAATAAAGATCGTATCGCCGACTAGAGATTCCATTTTCAAGGCGGCATCGTACAAGGCGTCATACAGACGAGTGGATCCTCTAGGCTGGGTCCATTCAGACAGATTGTCCAACGAAACCGCAAGAATGTCTTCGCCGCTGATATGAGTCTCAATTTGATTGTCAAACGAGATCACCCATAAGGACGTGGGATTTCCTGTGGACTCCGCGATGGCTTTATGCTCTTCAATTGTTTTGCGAAGTCCGTCTTCAGCGGCTTGGGCCATATTTCGCATAGAACCAGAGCGATCCCAGACACATACAATGTTTTTAGGCTCCAAAGCACGAGCCTTTTTGACTTTTGCGTCTGTAATCACGTCAGATTTACGCGTTTTCATCATACGAGGAGCTGCGGACATACCAACCGTCGCAGGGCCCTGCAACTTAATATCAGCGACACTGACAGAAGCTCTGGTAAACGGAGAAGTGCCCCGTTCAGAAACCCACTTACGAATATTGACTTCCTCATAGACACGATGGCCAGCAAGACTGTCTTCACACTCCAGATAGGCCACGTTGCCCTTAATAGGCACCATAAGAATACTACAGACGTATTGCTCGCCAGAACTCGCAGAAACTTTGCGAATGATTTCATTCACAATTTTCCAAGTCTCAAGAGTCTCTCCATCAAAAAAGGCAGAGATGTCAACTTTATGACCATGGAAATTAATCTCTCCACTGTAGTCACCGTCTTTTACAGACCAATTGAACGATGAAACACCCGCCAAAAGAAGCGGGTCGTTCATTATAAGCTGAGCGAGAACCATTTTAGCCTTTAGGACGCGTTCGCCAGTCTCCGAAGGTTGAATATCAATCGTGAAGGAGAATTCTTTTTCTTTTTTCAATATGACTTTCAGAGCATGAGTAAACGGAGAATGACTATGGTGCTTTTCGGGCACCACTCCGACAGCTGTCACCCCGTCTGACAGCTCCAAACAGTCGTAAATGTGTTTACAAAGCGGCTGGACTAACTGCCCATGCTTGGCCAACCCTTGTTCCCATGGGTCTGGTACACTAGTAGTAAGAGCAGCCATTTTTGTGTTGTCTTATTGTGGTTGTATTAATTATATTCCAGGATATCTTTAGAAATTCCCTGAAACTTTTTTCTTTGAAATTTCTCAAATCTCTAAAACTTTAGGCCTAAAACTTTAGAGTCTCGAAGAGACCACAAGTGTACACTTCAGATTCCTAAAACTTTAGACTTCAGATTCCTAAAACTTTAGACTTCAGATTCCTAAAACTTTAGACTTCAGATTCCTAAAACTTTAGACTTCAGATTCCTAAAACTTTAGACTTCAGATTCCTAAAACTTTAGACCTAAAACTTTAGACTTTTGAGAAATCACTATTTAATATTTCTACATATAGTTACAAAATGTCGGTAGAAATTAGAAACTGTGAATTTGGTAATGGTGTCTTCTCCAACAACAAGTTTGAAAAGGACACCTGTATCTGGAGCTTACAAGGGAAGATTCAAGAGGTACCAACGAGAACAACTATACACATAGGTGAAAATAAACATGTAGACGATCCATTTGGAATATATTTTAACCATTCTTTCACGCCAAATTGTTTAATTGACGGGCGCAATGTGATTGCAAAGTGTGATATAAAAAAAGGAACACATTTGACATTTGACTATACAACATCAGAGGCCACTATTTCTACCCCATTTCAAACGAATGACGGCACATGGGTAAGAAAATAAAAGTTCAAACTTAACTATAAAACATATGGAAAAGAAAAATAATGCGACTCTATATATTTATGTTCTTTTTTATTATGTATTCACAAATCATTTTACTATTTCAAACGTGGTATAACAACATATTTGGTACTAGACAGCCCAACAAAATATCACAGCTTTTGCCACTGGCCCAGAACATAAATTCATAAATCTACTGTTAAGGCGATTCTCCAAATAGTTTTTTGGCACTTTTCTTACTTCTTGAAGGTGATTCGTTACCCAAAAAACGACCAAATGACGGTACCACCTGGGTTTCATCATAAGACCTGCAAGTACCAATATGTGTATTTGGGGACCGATTTCCCTTTTTGGGCGTAATAGCAATGGGCATTGATGTATTGACACTTGAAATGGTATCTGATTTGATCCGAAGAGAATTAGATTGGATTGGAATGGGGTCGCATATGGCACTCATGTTGGACACTGTTTGTTCATTTATATACATTTTTTGTCCTGATCTTACTTGGATGTCAGATCCATCAAATATGAATCGTAATTATCTTGGTACTCCAACTTACAACCGTACATTGCCGGCGTTATAGTATAGACAATACCTATCTTATCCATAGCTTTGGTTAATACTGTACAATCTTTCCCTTTAAAGTGTTTGATTTTATTTCCTTGAACATAGTAAGGTGTTTGACCAATGTAGTTTTTTTTGTATGGCATTTTATGGACAACATGAAGTAATATACTGACATTTAGACATTTTGTTATCTTTTAATTATAAAGCACTATAAATATACCAATGTGACATATAACCCATAATGGCAACTGCTACTATGACACAGACTAAAAAGTCCGATGTCCACACAGGCTCCGATACAAAGGCCATGGGAGAGAAAGTTTCTCTCATGAACTCACAAGAAGTAGAAGCAGCGGCCTCAGAGACGTATCAAATGAACATCGTTCAATTACCCATCTGGCATCAAAAGGCCGATCAAATGCTCATCAAAAAGTTAGAAGAAAAAATTAAATCGGTTGAAAACAAAGAAGAAGTGTCAAATGACGACATAGAACTACAACTAAATATAAAACTTCTCGAATTAGAAAAACTTGGGGACAAAAAGGGAGTCGAATTTATTAAAAAATGGCAAGATTTGAGATCCAGTGTTTCAAATCATAGTAAAGACAAAGAAGTGTCGGCACTCCAACAAATTAAGGAAAAAATTCAAAAACATATGGACGACCAAAAAAAATTAAAATCCTCGGTAAAAGTGGCTTCTGCCACGGCCATGATAGCTTCTCTTGCTACAATGGCTGCTGGTGTTGCGGCTGTAACGAAATTCGCCCAGTATGCATATTTGGAGGAAAACAAGATTGACGTTGAAATATACAAAGCAAATTATGATCAATTTAAATTGTTGTGCAATGACCTAGGATTCATAGTGAAAGGACGGATTGATGACATCAAAAAGGTAAACGAGGAGGATGACATTGATAAAAAAGAGGAAGAAAAGAAGAAGGTCAAAAATAAATGGAGGAAACAAAGTAATGATCGTTTTAAAATGTGTTTGGAAGGAATCAAAGAAATCATCAATGAAAAGGCGGAAGCTGCAGAAACAAGTGTCGATCCTTCCGAATGGGAGAAATTCGATGAAATTTCGAACTTCAAATATGCACAGGTCAATGCTTTAAAAATAGTCAATGGTTTGTCATTGTCCGAACAACAAAGCAAAGAAATCATGTTAGGGTTAGGGTTAGGGTTAGGGTTAGAAGCGCTTAAGCAGAACGACACAAAGAAAACAGAGTTTCACTATATCAATTCGTTGATAAATCTCAAAGAAAAATACATTGAACTAGGCTGGGAAGATATTCAACATTTTCCCGAGACCCATAAATTGGGAGTAATAGACGACATTGAGAAGTTGGAAACAAAATGGAAAAGACAAAAACTTTTCGAATTGATAAATTCTAGAACAAGATTGGTCGAGAGAAGTCGGGAGGATCAGAGATATTATCCGAATCAACACTGGCGGCACATATCAAGAGAAGCGAAAGTCGCCGTCATAATTAAAGGGCAAGCAGCTAAGAACGTCAAAATCATCTCTGACCCGGGGTCGTATATGCTTGTTGAAGAAATTTCAGAGGATGAGTATAAGGAGTCCACTGACACCGCTGCTCCCACGTCTGCTGTTGCTGCAGCCGCCGCTGCCACCACCCAAAGACCCGAAAAGGAGGATAAAAAGAAGAAAAAGAAGAAAAAGACATATATTATTCCGAAGGATGTCGTTTACCCCAAACAAACAAAAAACAACAAAACAAAACATTTTCCTTTCAAATGGGGAAAGATTATGCCCCGAACAGAAAAACTTCCCCAAGATTTTGTCCAAGTAATGAGTGCCGATATAACGATGCAATTGTTCAAAATGAATGACATCAAACTGTGGAAAAATCAACCAGAATTTGATCAGGCTGTGACTTCTTGGATCAATCTGCTCATGGGTGATGTCATAGTTAAGACAAGTGGAGACGCTAAGTTTCAATATAATTTTTTTATAAATGTGGAATATGATGGAGGTCAAACTGATTATATAAAAATCAAAGGAAATATTCCTTATCAAAAAATTTTTGGGACACATAAAAAAAGAAAGGGTAGTAATAAGGATTTAGCCTTTTTTGATTATAGCACTTGGAAGTGGCACAATGAATATGTGGTTGCGCGTCCAGGACAAAAATGGGCAGATTGGGGGTCAGATAAGCCCAACGTTCCCAGGCTTGAGATGAAAAAAAACAAGTATAACGGAACACAATACTCCTCATACCAAGGGGGAAAAAAAAGCGGCGGGGTTATTTTTACAGGTTACAACGGAATAGAAATGCCCCTTTTTGGTACATTCAAATCGGGTAAAATGAAATGGGTACAGGATTTCATTAACAGGGTTGATCTAGAGTACATTACGGCTAAAGCAGCGTCAACAAATGTCGCAGCCATTGACATTGAGAGAAGAAACGTTAAGAACTCAACTTTGCCCCCGTCCGTCCGCGAGGGTAGAGTTGAGTTCTGGGAAGACCAATACACTGAGTGGCGAGCGCGCGAGTTGATGTACCGAAAGGCTAAATCAATGGATCCAACTGACTCCAATAACCCAATTGGTGAATTTAAAAACGAATCCAACGAACTGGTGCAGATAGAAAGTGACCATGTTGGAAAAGTCGTAAAAGAGACGCAAGAACGCCGTCCATATACATTTGAATTGTGGAGGGAAAAAGTCCTCAAAAAGCAGAAAGAGGAAGGAGAAGAAATGGATGCCAAGGAAAACAATGAAAAGGCCATCGCGGCTTTCGCAACATATTTTTATAAAGCTCAAAATATTATCCAATATGAAATGTCGAATCCGTTGAAGGACATGCTATCAGCGCTTACAAATATTGCAAATTTTAATTATTTGGATTTGGAAAACGGTACAACGCACATTGCTTTTAAAATTCCTTTCTCAGGAAACAATGATGGTTTAGTCAAAGTTATGATTAGAGATGGCCTTACCGGGAACGAACGGATGATGGCACGACAAATGGGATTTAGCTATCGATCAGATATGGATAAGATGGAACAACTGGAATCTACCATGCAGATGCAACAGTTGGCTTCGATGGCTTCTGCTGGTACGAATATGAATCCTATGGACTATAATATGATGCCGGTTGATGTTCCAACGACCGCATTGCGTCCAATGCCACTTACAGTATGCATTGCAGTGGGTGTAGAGTGGATTTGGGATATGTTACCAGTGAGATATCAGGAGCAATTAATACTCTCATGGTGGAGTAGTTTCGAAAAAATGCAACAGTCCTGGAGGGTATCGATTATGGGAGTTCTTGCCGTTATTTGCCTTGGTATTCCTTTCTTCGTTGACGATTCCACAATATATAATTGGGCCATGAACTTAATTCCTGGTGTGTCCACCGAGGCCACGGAGGCGATGAAGGAGAAATGGAAAGATCAGAAGGATAAGAAGGATAAGAAGGATAAGAAGGTGCCAACAAATGAGGAGGATGAGGAAGAGGAGGGAACAGCACCAGCAGAAAAGAAGGGCAATGTTGCTAAATATATGGACGATAATCCGTGGGCGCTACCAATGGCTGCCGTGGCCACGGCAGGATTGGGCCTGGTGGGGTACAATTATCGCCGTCAAATTAAAGACGGCGTTCAAAAATGGTTTAAAAATAAATTTTGGTCGCGTCAGGGTTCTGATATGGGCATTATCAAAGAATATTACAAAGAGAGACAGGATTTCGTGAATAACTGTCTTATCAGCGAGTTCGAAACCCTTCAGAAAGCACAAAACTCGAAAAAATCTATCGACCATTCTGCATGTATAAAAATTATGGATGATTGTCTAATCAATAATGTTGGCCAGTTTGGGATGAAGTCATCATTGTTAGATTTGTATTTGGATGCTTTGCGCATGGATCAGGAAGCGAAAGACGCGCGGCCTGAACTAAAATCTCGTTTGAACTTTTTATTTGTGGGAAATCCTGGTACTGGAAAAACCACAACGGCGGAAGATTATTTTACAAAGATGTTATTCGCAACAGGCCTGAGAAATAATAATCTACGATTGCCTGATATCAATATACAACCTCCAAATGTATCTGATATGGATAAATACGCTGTCACAGCTAGGGCGGGTCTCAATAACTTGGTTTCTTCGGCCGCCGCTATTGCTGGAGGTTTTTCTAAAAACGGTATTTCTGGCATGTTAATGACGGCCGCATTTCAAGGAGGAAAGGCATGGCATAGATCCAAAACAGAAGCAGCCGCTGGGAAAGAGACAGAACCTCTAAAGGTCAACGAAATGTGCCAAGAAAATTGGAGGAAATATGAAGACGATGTTGTAGAAGCTTTTTTGAAAGCATCAGAACCAGGTCAAAATTTCAAGAGTACTTCTTCGACTGAATTGCTTATGAAGGACAATCCAGCGGCATCGTTCAATAAAATGGTCGAAGAGATGCACACAAACGGCGGCGGCGTCATTTTCATAGACGAAGCTTATGATCTAAAGCCCGCGTCAAACAAGAAAGGCGCACAAGTCTGTGGGGTCATATTACTAGCCAGTGAGCGCCATAAAAAAACAATAACTTTTATATTGGCGGGTTATAAAACAGAGATTGAGCAAGAACTTGTTTCGTACAACCCTGGTCTTGCTAGACGTTTCCCCCAAACTGTTATTTTTGAGGATTTGACAGAAGCGGACATTCGCGAAGTTATAAACATGAAATTGAGAAAAAGTCGCAGTAATGCCACTAATTTTGTATATGGATGGTTCATGAATATATCGACTGTGGAAATAGCTGTCCGACGATTAGTTAAAAAAAAGTCATTTCCAGGATTTGGAAACTTTGCAACAGTCCTGCAATTATATGATTCTGCTGTTCAAAAGGCCGGCGAGCGCCTAGAATTAGAATATCGCAAATTAAAAGGGGAAAAAAGTGCTGCTCTGGCAGCACAGTCCTCTCAGGAATCGACCACATCTGTAGGAACTACTCGGGAATCGACCACATCTGTAGGAACTACTCAGGAATCGACCACATCTGTAGGAACTACTCAGGAATCGACCGCATCTGTAGCTAAAGTTCCGCAAGCTATACAATCCACTTCCCTCGCTGCGCATCCAGCCTCCACTGTCTTTATTCCGGCCGAACCACCAAGAAGAGGAGCAGCAGCAGAAGAAGAAGGCAAAGACTCGGAAGAAAGCACGGACTCGGAAGAAGGCACGGACTCGGAAGAAGGCACAGACTCGGAAGAAGAAGTAGCCGATTTCAAAGAAATCAAGTTGGAGGATATAGTAGGACCACAACCTTCTTCGAACCAAAAATTGCAACTTCTAATGGCCGAACAAATCGGCGTCAGAGACAAGAATGGCAAATTTGGGAACTATATAATCAATTGTAAGGGGGAGGCAGAATTTTCAGAGGACGGAAAACCACCAAAATTTATAGGAATGGACAATGTAAAACTTATTTTACAAGAATTGGTGGATTCGGCTGAATACAACTGGCTACAAGAAAAAGAAGGACTTCCCACAGTTCCCATTATGTTGAATAAACTCTTTATAGGCAAACCAGGCACCGGAAAAACTGAAGTAGCCATTCTCTGGGCACGCATCATAAAAGAATTGCATTTATTGTCCAATTCGTCATTTGTCTCTAAAACGGCGTCCGATTTCATTTCCAATGTAGTCGGGGGGTCCCAAACAAAAACAAATGCCATCCTAAAAGCGTCTATGGGGAAGGTATTATTCATTGACGAGGCCTACGTATTAGCAGAGAGTCAGTTTGGACTTGAAGTATTGAATACGATCGTAGAACAGGTTCAGGCAAAACCAGGGGCCGATATATCTGTTATTATGGCAGGATACCCCAAGGAAATGAATGCAATGTGTAGAAATGTAAATCCAGGTCTTGGTAGACGCTTTGATTCAAAGTTTCCTGTCCTTTTCCACGACTATTCGAATGATACTTTATCGGCAATTATGTCCGGAATGTCTAAAAAACACCATATTGTATTATTAGAAAGCGCCCGAAAATTCGCTATTGATGAAATTGCAAAATTGCGCCCCGCCAAAGATTTTGGAAATGCCGGGACTATCAATACATTTTTAGACAAAGCCATCAAAGCCGCAATGACACGTTGTTTAAAGAATAAAAAGAATTGGGAAGCACTGGAAAATAAGGATACCGCCGAATATTCTATGGTGACGAAGGCTGGTACTATTTACGGCGAAATGAAATATTTCACAGATGCGGAAAAAGCTGAATTGGAAGAAGAAAAAGAAGACCTCGCGGAGTGGCACAAGAAAACTTCCAAATGGCAAGCTGCACAGATCGAATTCATTAAAGGGGATTTCCAAAAAAAATTAACGGACTCTATCCTGACTGCCAAAGAAGCTTTGGAGAAATACAAAACAAGCCTAGAGGACCAAATAAAAGGTTTAAACCCCAAATTGACTAAAGCTCGAGAAGAGATTCTGTTAAAAATAATGGTCCTAAAAGAGGCTAAGGTCGATGCCATACGAACCCTTGAAGCTAAAAAAGAAAAGACTAAGCGTATCGCAAGAGAATCCATTGAAAAATATCCAAAATATGTCAAGGAAGAAGCCATAACTGAATGCGATACCCGTATACAAAAAATACTAGAAGAAATTGATAAGTTTCCCAGTTATCTCGGAACTTATCTTTATGGCAATAAAAATTGGGAAGAAGTACATAAGATCTTCCAAAATTTGCACGTTGAGTATCAGAAGGTCCTCGAATATTTTAGAGAAAAAGGAATGCTTTATCCATACGATGGGAAAGGATCATCCACAACGCCACAGCTGGATATGAGCGATTTTAGTTTCCTACCTGTAGATCCACTTGGCCTCACTGCCCAGGCATACGACGATGAAGAGGATGAGAAGGAGATACATAGACAAACACAAAAAAAAGCCATAGATATAGTGGAAAAGTTAAAGGTGACAGATTGGGATGAAGCCACAGAAATACTTGACCACTTGGCCTCGAAAACTCAAAAGCCAGTAGGCAAGTACGAGGCCATAGATCTGGACAATATGAAGGATAAGCTCATTGGGTTAAAGAAAAAGATAGTCGATATACGCGCGCGAGCGGAAGTATTAAATAACATCGAGAACCCGAACAAGAAGGAGAAATATATCGAAAAAGTAGTGAAAGGCATGGTAATTGATAATATAAGGGCAAAAAAGAATGAATTGAACCAGGAGATTAAAGTCTATAAGGACAAAAAGAAAGAATTGGACAAGGAGATTAACAAAATAGATAAGCTAAAAGAGGCTACCTCGATAGCTGACTGCGATAAGGACTCCATTAATCTAAGGAAGCTTTTACAAAAGGCTTCTTTGTCCGACGGGTCACAAAGTTTTTATCAACAAACGATGTCCCAAGTAGATTGCATTGATGAGCCAGAAGAGACAGAACAAAAAAACGCGACTTTGAGAACAACGACAGAGATGTATGGTGAGCAGGTTAACAGGCAGGTGAAGCAAAAGCAGCAAGCGGAAGTTTTGAAGGCCGCCCTTCAAGAGAAGCAAAAGCAGCAAGCGGAAGTTTTGAAAAATGCCCTAAAGGCATTGGAAACATCCGAGAAGGAGGGGGTGTTCAAAGCCATTGAAAACCGCGACTTACAATCTTACATTGGCCTAGTTAAAAATTCGATCAAAGCTTACGAGGATGCCGCAAAACTGGTGAAGGATGGGCCACCTGCCCCATACAAGACCAAAATTCAAAGACAAAGAGAGAAACCCGCGCCGATCCCCCAGGGAGAGTACAATGTGGGAAAAGATAAGTACGACCTCGACGAGGAATTTTTCAGCACGCTAGAAGAGAAGAAGCAATTGTTCTTAGAATGGTCGCCTTCGCCGCTTGTCTTAACGAAATTTGATTTCGGAAAATGTGTCCGACCAGATCCAATAGAAAAATTAAGAGAGCGGCGCGGAGAAGATGATCTGGTACGTTACATAAGATCTATTACCGAAGAATACAAAGTTTGTAAAAAAATTTGGCCACATGACGAATCTAAATGGCCAAAAGCTAGCAATATTATATTCCATGGAAATTCTGGGACGGGCAAAACCGAATCTGCCAATATGCTTGGTGAGGCGTTGAAAAACGCCGGAATTCTGGTATCTGGCGAAACAACGATACGGTCTGCCAGTGATTTAGAAGGTACAGTTGTGGGCGAAGCTCAAAAACTCGTTCAGGAAGCTATGGAAGAGGCTCTTGGTGGAATTTTGCTCATTGACGAAGCGTATGAGTTGGGGCGTTCCGAGTATGGCCGTCAAGCCCAAACAAAATTAATTGCCATGCTCGAAGAAGAAAAGTATAATAATGGCAAAGTAGTCGTTATTTTATGTGGATATCAGGATAAAATGCAAAAGATGATGCGTCGCAATCAAGGTATGGCATCCAGATTTAAAAAAGAGTTTTTGTTCCAAGATGTAGAACCCGAAGAAGCTGTAGAAGTCATTCTTAAAAGGTTAAGGAAGGACTATTTCATAGTACCGAGTGACGATCAAGTAGAAGGAGAAGAAAAAGAAGAAGAAAAAGGAGAAGAGCAGGCAAACAATAAAGTAGAAAGGTCACTCCGTATGTTCATGAAAATGTTGCGGGAATCTGAAAACTTTGGTAATTATCGCGACTGCAATACAATTGCCGGTGAAATAAAATCGAATGTGTACGCGAACACCGATTTGCACTCATTAGGAGGCGCAACTACTAAAAATGCGACGGATAGGGCGAAAGAAGAGAAGCTTGCCAATATCCAGAAGTCCATGAAGGAAAAAAAAATAACAGAAGAAGAAAATTATGCAGAGTTTCCTGATATGACGAAACCGCAAGAATTAAAACTATCTGGTGCATCCATAGCCAAATTAAAAGAGAAAGCAGCAAAAGCAAAAGCAGCAGCAAAAGCAGCAGCAAAAGCAAAAGCAGAAAAAGGTATTTTTCAGTTTGGCGTTCAAGATGTTATAGACATTTGCAGGCATCGTGTAATTGCACGTCTTCGCAAACCCAAACGTTCAGCATCTTATACAGATCACAAGTTACACAAGGAAATCGTAAAGAAGTTGAAAGAACTCACCACGGAGAATTGGGAAGATCAACTTGCACAGATTGACCAGATGCGCCTGGAAGCGGATATGGATAGGGACGTTTCGTCTTCCATTAAATACGATATAGCGCGCGGAGAACAAGAAAGTGCATGGGAAAAGTTGCATGTCGGAGACTCTGCAGACCAGAAGAGAGAAAAAGAGTTTCAGTATAAAGAGCGAATTAGACAAAAGGCTGATCTCGTACAGGCACAACAAGAGCAACAACAACAGGCGAAACTGGCCGCAGAAGAGAAAAAAAAGGCGGACGTCATTAAAACAGAACAAAAAAGGACCAAGGACAAAGAGAAGTTGCTCGTCGCCCATGACGAACGTCTCGCGCAGCGTGTTGCCGAAACGGAGGCAGATTCTCAATATATAGAATTTAAATCAACCCTAAAATTTTAAAATGATTTGTTAATTAGGTTTTTTTTTTAATTGCTGAATTTTTAAGTGTTGACTCATAATACTTAATTTTTGTAAGTTCCTCATCCGTTGCAACTTCTCGAGTTGTTGGTTTTGTGTTTCCATGTCTTCCTTCCAATTTTCGAAACAATCACAATAAGACTTCAATAATTCATCTTCTTGTATGCGTTTCGATTCATATTTCAGAGACGGACGAAACCCCTCGTCTATAGCTCTTTGATACATACGTCGAAGTTGAAATTTGACATGTCCGGGTATATGTCGGGCGTGTTCCTCGAGCGTATTAGATGATATATCGTACCGCGAATCCAAATGGTCTTTAATGTATTCTTTTGTCCCACTTCCTTTGTAATAAGGCTCCAGTTCTCTTTCTCCTTCCAAATCAATTTCAAATATACAACCGTAATGATCGTATGTATAATTGGGACCATAATTGAGATTTATATTGAGTTTCCTTATCCATAGTCCCAATGTGTCTGTAAGACCTCCTGTTTGAAAATATGGTATACTTTCTCCAGTGCCGCCACTGGCTGTGAACCGGAGCCACATTGGTATGTGGTTACTACTTGATACTTTTTGTTTCGTTTCCTGTAAACGGCCATTAGCCCAATATTTAATATTTCTTACGGTCGTTGTGTCTGTAAAAACTTTTTTAAGTTTATATACATTTATGGCGCCTTCTTTATCATGTTTTTTTTCTTCCTGTGTGCGCATATACCCATTAAATGTTTTTTGTTCGTTAAACGTTTCTTCAATACCTTTCGCAGTATTTTGACCATGGTCTAAAAATACTTTATACTTGGGCTCGTTTAATTTTTTTAAGTTTTTATCGTCATACCTCCTTTTTACTCTTCTTTTTTGTAGTGCAGACTCCATCTCTTTTGTAGGTGGGACATATTTTCCACCTTCGATCAATGGCGTTTGTTTTTCAGATGGGTCTTTTAAGATTTTTCCATAAAATTTGTCAGCTGCGGGAATTGTCTTAAAGGGTGGCTCTTTTGGATATTTAAAGAAATGTTGAATGTCCTCCTCGGGTTGACACTCTACCGGATATTTTCCAAAAAGTGCACGGACTGCCATCATGGGGATGTCACATGGATCTAATACGCCTTTCGCGCCTTTCGCCGCTACATTAAATCCAACTCCAGCCGCCTTCGCCGCAGTACTATTGTGAAGCTTCGTCGCTTCCTTACCAGCCACTTTGCCAATGTGTTTCACCTTTTCCAATTTGTTCATGTGGCGCATTATTTTCACTGTAATTTCTTTTTGTTGCTTGAGGACATTTGCTCCAGATCTAGTACCCCTATATACACCTCCGGGATCAACTAACTTTTTTTTAATGTCTGCGACGTCTTCAAATTTAATACATTTGGTGAGCAATTTTATAGCTACAGATGCGGTAATGTCCAAAACTGGATGCAGCGCCAGTCCATCTACCTCACCATGCCACAATAACGCCGGAGCCATAATCAAATTTTCCGTTTCGGGCTTATTCTTTTTTAATTTTGTAATATTGCCTTTAATTTTTTGTTGCATCATTTTGATCATTGCAAGGGCACTCATCATTGCGGCGAGAAGCGCTTGTTGTCTTCTAATCTCCTCTGCTTTGGCCTCAGCTTCGGCCTCTTCCCTTGCAAGGGCTTCCGCCGCTGCTTCGGCTTCGGCTTTGGCCTCTTCAATTGCAAGTGCATCCTCCTTCTTTTGTTCTTCGGAACGCTCATTATCTTGTCCAGCTTCGATTTCTATAAAATCATATCTACTATCTTCCTCCTCTTGTTTACTTTTGGCTTCAGCTTCTTCTTGTGTTTCTTGCACTCTTCTCTTAAGTTGGCTATGTCTGCGGGTCCGGCGCGATGATTTTTTGCGACCTTCGTCATCGGAATCGTCTGAGGATGAATCTGAAGATGACGAAGACGACAGATCTTCATCACTATATTCTTCCTGTGAGATATCTGACTCTGACGAGGAAGAGTCAGAAGAAGACATTTACAATTATATTCTCTAGATTAAATAGGATTTTTCGACAACCCATTGTAAAACTATATTTATTCTTTTATTTTATGAACTACAATGACACCGTTTAATTATCAATTTTTAAAAGATTTTATGGCCGTTCCTATGTTTATTTTAATAGCTTTGGACCCTTACATTCACAATTCGAGGTCTTTGTTAGCTTTATTTTTCTCTTTGGGGTGTTTAACGGATACTATATTTTCTTGTTATTCTTATATCTATGATTCTCCGTGGACTATAGCCCGTGTCAAAGATGGTCTCGGTGCTATTGGTATGTGGTGTTTCACGATATGTTTATCATTTGCTCCTCCATTTCAGACCGTTAATCTGTGGCCCTATTTTTTCTATTTCGCCATGTTTGTAGATGGGGTTTCTGTATTTTCTGTGTTGGGCAAATATAATATCTATACGTTTAGACTCTTCCCTCGAAAACCCGTTTAAAGGTTGGGAACCGAGGAACACCCGAGGTTCCAATCTCAAAATACCCAAATGTAATCTTAGTGCCAATTTTTGGAGGATTGGCCCGCTGCTCATCGGTAAGTCCAGAGCCACATTTAAACATTTTTCCGCGATATTCACACATCAACGAACCACAGAGACCTCTATATTTTCCAGTGCCATCTTCATAGCCAATAACTACGGCTTCTGCGTCATGCATCTGTTTGACCTTTAGTAGTGATGATGTGCGTTTAAATTCGTAGAGTGAGTCTGGGCGCCTAAGCATAAGCCCTTCTCCGCCTTCTGCGATACATTGGGCTAATTTCTCGGGGATATCTGCCTTATTAATTGGAGTTTGTTCGCAAAGTTTTAAGTGGCATCGTCCTTGAATCAATTTCTGCAAATATCCGTATCTCTCCGTATACTGTAGCTGTGCCATGTCTGGACAGTCAAATACGTGAAAATTGAGCGTTTGCCATTGTTCATACGTTCCATTCTTGGTGCGTACAATACCGGATGTGGTGTCAAAGTTTTGGCGGCCCCCATAAAGTTCGCCGTCCAAGGTGACTTGTGGAAAATCTCTTATAAAACTGTCTGGAACATTGATGAGATTTCCTGATCGAGACCAGAACTGATAACCATCCCAAACGGCGCGTATTCCGTCAAGCTTCTCGGAAACTAGCCAACCATCTACATTCTGTTTCTTGAATTTGTTTGCGAGCGTGACTCTAAACCGAAGGCGCGGTCTAGTAGAAACAATATCGGGTTTGGCGGCCAACCAATTTTCATCTACAAGGACAATCCCTTCTCGGGCACTGATTTTTTGGGGAACATCAGCCAGGTTGGCCAGTAAAACATGTGTCACTGTCTTTGTAAAGCGTTTCTTCACATCTTTTGCACCCTTTTGGCGGATAATGGCTTCCAATTCGGCGTGTGTTTTACTCGAGCGTCCAGAAATGTAAAAGATAGACTGGTCCATGTTACTTAATAGTTTAAGATTGTATATCAAATAAAGATCGTTTTTAATTTAGAAGGATTTCTGAAATTTTTATTTTTTGGTAAATGTTCTAAAGTTTTAGGCCTAAAGTTTTAGGCCTAAAGTTTTAGACTTTGATTTTATATGTTCTAAAGTTTTAGGCCTAAAGTTTTAGACTTTGATTTTATATGTTCTAAAGTTTTAGGCCTAAAGTTTTAGACTTTCCTAAAAATATATTTAAGTAGATCGATTCCTACAAATGTATTGGGGTACATGTATTGAACGAGGTAATACACCAAAAATATTAAGGTTTATTCGCATGGGGATCGATGTAAACACTCCCATGGGCCATAGCGGTGAAATTCCGCTTCATATTTGTGCAAAATTGGGTCATTTGGACGCGGCCCATGTGCTTTTGATGGCAGGTGCTAATCCAAATTTGTTAGATCATTTGGGATATACGCCTATTCAAGCGGGTGCTCATTATAATTGTTCTAAGGATATGTTATTGTTATTGTTAAGGTTTAATGCGGATGGTTATGTCAAAAACAGTCATGGATATTCAGCGTTGGACTATGCTCGTTCATATGGAACCCATGTACATATTCATGCTCACGTTATTTCTAAAAAATGGCGAAAGTGGACCCGTAATCGTATAAAAAGTCGAGAGCGCCAGTTTTTGCGCTATATTTGGAATGTCAAGGGTATTTCATGCAATTTAAAATATTTAATGAATTTTATATGAAGTTCTGGTCAGGAGAGGATCAACAAAAAACAGTATATAAGTTTGACGTACAATGTTAATCAAAAATGTCTCGTTTGGCTTTTCGTTCCCCTGAAACATCACCAGTACCTATTGAGACTACTACTGTTACCGCATCTCACCATATAATATTGGAAGCTACTGTGAAGCCCATTGGTACTTCAACTGAATATAACAAGGATCGCGTCGCTCAACAAGCATCTGCTCTAAAGGAATTGCGCCAAAGTGGTAAAGATTTATTTGAAACGAATGAAACTCGCAAGGTTCAATCGGCGGGCACAGTTCTTTACCAGACAACTGAAACATATGGCACTGCGATTTCCATTGAAAAAATGGTCGAAACTATGCTTCCAAATGATTTAACTCTGCGTGTCAATTTCAATCGTCCGGGAAAGCATTCAAATACTACTTGTATGGAACTTTCTGCTCAGACATTACAGCGTTTGGTCGCTACTGAAGCAGATAGTCATGGTCATAAGATCGCCGAGTTGCGCATAAGAGCTGAAAAAACTGTCGGTACGCCAAGACACGGTTCTTTATATGTGGCAATTCAATCAAAGGGGGCTCAACATTACCTTTCACACATTGATTATAAAATAATGAGTGCTTACGATGGATTATATCATGAATAAATTTATATTTCAATTATTTAATCATTTTTTTATTAATCTTCTTCCGAATCGGAATCTTCTATTTTTTTCTTTTTTTCCGGTTTTTCTTTTGTTGTTTTTTCCGGGTTTTCTTTGGAAACTGTAACATCTGATGGTTCTGGATCGGTTGGTTCTGGTAAGGGTTCATGTGGAAGTGCCGCCGCTGCACAAGCATGTTCCTGGTATTTTTCCCATGTTATTGTACCTCTTTGGTAATGAATGTATAATTGATCTGGACCAATAAAGGGGGATATTGGGAATGATATTTCAACTTGCATTCTTTTTTTAAGAGCATAGACGTCTTCTACTGTGGATTTTTTTCTTTTTTTTCCAATAACCTTCATCATTTGCTCTTTAATTTTATCAGCATAAATGACGTTATAAATCTGTTCACAGGCAGTTTGTATACTATTTTTCCAAAACATGATTGTTTTTTGGAAAGTTTGATGTGTACCTTCTGCATCTGTCTTATGAGGAGTATCTGACATAACTAATGATCTTGGTATACCCATAACAGCGCATATTAAGTCATCGTGTGCTTTCATTTGTGCACATAAATCACCTCTTCCTGTTTGTTGTGGCATATTGACAATTTTATGGCCTAGTGGAAGTGTTACGACATTTTCTAGAGCCGACGAGCCTTTCGATGGCATATGACCTTCTGAAAAAAAGCTGTCATACATTTGTTGTTGTTGTGCGAGTTGTTGCACGGATGACCTATTTCTCATAAATTTATTTTGATCCGAATTGTCCTGCATATCTCCATCGGCATAATAATCGTAATTTACACCTTCAACATTATCTACTTTGGTGTCTACGGTTTCTGTCATTACAATTGGCGAAGTCCTTTTTTGTTCCATAGATAAACAAGTGCCTCTTAAAGTATTAATGTATTGGATTTGCGGCAAAAGATTGGCAATAATAGAGGTTAATTTACCAGCAATGTTCGGACTAAACCCAAAAGAATCTAATACTAGTGTATTCGGTATTTCCTCTCGCTGTTGATCCAAACAGATGTATTCGCGTATACCAAGCTCATATTTCATTTTAATTTGACAGCTATTTGCTTCTAAGACAACGGGTACTCGGAGTCCATCATCTAGTTCTACTATGCGAATAGCGACAATACCACTAGACAGAATCGCATCTACCATATTCCTGCAAAATGGTAGCCAGAAATCTGTCATGATTTCTTGCATATGCGGATCGGGCCTTATTCTTCCTCGTCTGTGTGCAAAGACAATACCATTTGAGAATAAATGATGTTGTATTACATTTCTGCATGTGTATATAACTGGAGATTTCCTAAGAAATGCAGCCGCATACTTTATTTCATTCTCTGATATAACAATGCCTTGGTCCATGATTGTCTAGTAATCAAACCCTTATATAGGTGACCCTATTAATTTACGATTGTAGCGGCGATCAGTGCCAGATGGATTCCACTATATCAATAGCGTGTAACCATGTACAAGCTTCCTCTGGTTCACGAATGACTCTGGTAGATGGTTCAAAAGTCTGACTGGATACATACTTTAAAGAAAATGGATATCCCCGGACAACTTCCTTTGTTGTATTGCCATATGTTTCTATACACCTTACGGCACTCTCAGCGTTCCTTGATACAACAGCCCTCGCATTTAAAATAGATTGAATGCCATCTATTGGATTACATAAAAATATGTAAGATTGTGGCATATACTGGCCGTCTAGCCGTATATTTTTATTTGTAATTAGATGATAAGGATGTTCTTTACAAATTTCTTTCATACTTGTTGAAGTCGAGCGTAATGTCACTCTCCAATACACATTGTCTAGCTCTTGGCGAGTGGCAAGCTCTCCACGGGGGCGTTGCATATCTTCAATCGACGGAGGCACAAAATGAATAGGAGTTGTATCTCGCAATATCCACATACAACTTAAAACAATCACTAATATGCCGAATCCATACACAATAATAGATTTCCACATCGGACGAGGCTTATCATGAAATAAATGGGCTCGGCGTTTATTTGACGAACATCTTACCATCCACAATTAGCAACGATTCGACCCTATATATAGGCGGGCCCACTTCGAAACAAGGATTCCATGCAAGTCCATACTATTGAAAAAACATTCCAAACGCCCCCAAAAAGATTTAAGGAAAAGAAAGCCTTTATAGAGAAGCTGAAGGCTGCCATTGCCAATAATAATCAACTTTCTCAGGCTTATAGTAAATTGCCGCCGGTTTTCGACCAAGGACTAGGTGAAAGAGTCGGTCCAACTCCATTGTTAGACAGACTTGTCAAACAAGTGGACGATGCATACAAAACGTCCATTAATAAAAAAGTCCTTAAAGACATGCTCAAAGAAGCCAAAGAAGATCTTCAAAATCTTAAAAAGACCAAAAAGACCAAAAAGATTATCGAAACGTTGACTATTTTGTATACAAATGGCCTCGTCCGTCCAAATATTTATCCTGTTGCTCGCAAACATTATCACTGGGAATTACAAACTAAACGGCAGCCGTTTCTCCCTATTGGAGACGCTGGAGATGCCGAAATATGCCCAGACGCAACTGACGGTAAAGTAAGACTTCATTACAATCGCAATGGCAAGGAAGTGATCTCAAATCAAGTGGATCTTTCCCAATGCATTCGAAGACAATCGGCTGCCGCGAAAAGAAAAACATGGAGATTTGACAAGACAGATCCAGAATTTATTGCCAGGTGCAAAGGTGTAGCTGGGAGAATTCTAAGATTAACACAACCAGGAATTTTAAACAATATTGGTAATGTAGAAGCTACTAGATTTTCTATGAGAATCTTCCAAGATAGGGTCTCGAAACTACCTGAGCATCTAAACCTGGATCCAGTGGACATTATTAGTTTGTGTGAACATAAACTAACCAAAAGGAGAACCAAATCAAAACAAGACCAACAATATATTAAAATGGTCGAATTTTGCGAGCCTACTGTGCATCTTAACGCCGGAGGACGACGAAAAAAGTTGAAGGCTATTGCAACGGGTTCCGAGATAGTTTTAGCGCTTAAAGCACCATCAGTCTCTGCCTTAGTCGTAGACGATGAAGAAGCCTCTTCTGAGGAAGAATCTTCATCTGGTTCAGGCACGTCTTCCGGTTCATCTGAGGAAGAGGAAGAGGAAGAGGAAGAAGAGGAAGAAGAAGAGGAAGAGGAGGAAGAAGAGGAGGAAGAAGGCGATGACTTGGACAAAATCACAACTCTAAGTGGATTGCGCGCCGCCGCGGGTACCCTTGATTTGAGAGCTGTGGGATTTAAGGCAAAGTCTAATTACACAGCCGCTGAAAAGGATAACCTCCGCACAGCTATTCGCGCCGCCCGAGATGCGTCAGAGGAAGAGGGTCAACTCTCTGACGCATCTGACGGTTCATCTATATCTTCTGGTTCGTTGGCTACGGATGACGAAACAGATACATCCGGAGACGAAAATGTGACTGCAAATAATCAATACATCGAAACAAGCGAATCCGAAGATGAATCCGAAGATGAATCCGAAGATGAGCTTGCCGAAGATGATACGCCTGAGACACCTGATGATACGCTGACATCTGATGATACGCTGGCGGGAGATGATGATGATGTGACAGATGTGTCTGAAGATGATGTGATAGATGTACCTGAAGAAGAAACTCCTAAATCTTTAGATGATATGAATCGTGACGAACTTAGGGCCGAGATGGTCAGATTGAGTCTTACAAACGACCAACTTAAAGCCCTATTACAT